CCATCTGATAGCTGGTTTTTTTTCAGCTAAGCGACGAGCAGCAATGTTGTGTTTGACGTAGTCGGGAAGGAAAATAAGGTCGTGGGTAATAACAACCGAACCATCTTCAATGATTTCATCCAGTCTACGATATATATCCAGAACATCAGACTCAAATATTTCATCAACTTTATCATGGCCCCCTGACGGGTAAAGGTGCTCGGTTTTTACTCCGTAAAAGATAGAATCCTCGGGCGGTTCCCAACCCTCGGTAGTAATAAGTACTGGTTCGTAACCGTTTCGCTGGAGTTGCTTGACTTGCTCACCGACAACGATAATAGGCGAATAGGATTTTAAATAAGTGCTGAAATTTGTGAGAATGTATATTTTTCTATTTGAACCCATTAACGCAAGTAAAGCATAACGTCAATGCTCTGGCAATAGGAAAAAGACCTAAACTTATCCACAGCCTAGGTCTTAATCTCTAACTGAAAACGATTGTTGCGTCTACAGCACCACCGGCTATAGCCACAATCGAGTTGTTACAGTACACCCCATACGGAAAACTTCCTTCAGGAGCGTCACTAGCGATAACCGCTACGACCTCTGAGTTTCCGTTCCTTAGGGTTAACGTAGAACCATTCGTATTCAGATGAACTCTCAACAATCTACCAGCACCGTTTTTAACGGTAACTGGCGTGGTAACAGAACCGTCAATGTGAAAGAAATTTGCTCCCACCACATCTTGAGAATTTTGGTCGCCACTTTTAGTTCTCTGCTTATAGTCAGCCATTTATGCCTCCTTAAGGTAGAGTCGTTGTTGATGTACTTGTTGAACTTGTAGAGAGAGACGTTGAGGTGCTTGACGTACTCGTAGATGAAGTCGAAGTCGAGCTGATAGACGTCGATGTAGTAATCGTAGTCGATGAGGTCGAGGAACTCGTACTTGAGGTAGAAGTAGTCGTCGAGTATTCTGGGTTGTCGTTGAGCGGAGCCAGTGACCATTGGTCAAAGGTGTAGGCGACTGTAAAGATTAACGAACCGTTAGGAATCGTTGCCGGAAGAACGGTGTTATTCTCGATGTTTTGTTCGTTAGCCACGACCGTCGGGGTTCCTTGGAGAGTTAAAGCTCCATAAGCCGCCGTTGAGGTGTAGACCTTAACGGTCGTATTCCCTTTATATAGTCGATGATTAAGTCCCAGAACATTAAGCGTACCGACTGCGAAAGTCGCTGCCGTGCCACCCTGCTGTCCGATGATTACTGAAGTAACCGTCTTAAAAGCTTTAACGCCCGAAGTGGCACTTGATGTGGCTGCCGCAAAGCGAAAAATCTCTGAGATTGGTTTACCTTCAATATTGTAACCATTCACGGTTACAACCGAATCGATGATGTTACCAGTCGTACCACCGGGAGTCACAATCAACGCCCTAGGAACGTCTGGTTGGGTAATTCCCGAGGTGACGGTAACTGGTGAAGTCGAAGCTGCTGTAGCCGCTAAAATCGCGGTAGAGGTTCCAGCCGCTATTTTCTTGGAGTACTCCGTATACCCGAAGGAATAGGAGTGGATGTTCTTATATAGAATAGTCCCGTCGGTGTGACGGAACGCCCAGGGATAAGTTCTGTAATCTGTTGTGCTCATATATATCCTTTAAGCCCCCTGTGGAGGGCTCCCGAAGGAGACCCTCACACTACCGGGTTAGTTGTTAAGAGTTGTCGCCTTTAGACCCGTAAGTCCCTCTCCAACCGGAGAAACCGACGGAGTTACGCACATCAACAGACCATTTAGCCGTCTTGGTGTCGAAGTCGTAGAAAGGACCTTCCAGACCACGGTCAGAACGGTTAAAGAAGTTCAACTGATGTAGAGACGAATCGTAGACAAACCAAGCGGTATCTGAACCGCCAGGAGAAGCACTTCCTAAGAAGTCCCAAACAATCAGTTTCAACGCACCTTGGTAGGGGTTGATGTCATTGTTGGCTGTCCCAACCCGACCTTGTGAGTCGAGTAGAATCCGAGCTTCTTTTTGAAGTTGCGGAGGAACGACTAGGGTGTCAGCGTGGGCTGAATACAACTGACCCTTATGGTCTAGTTGCTGGCGAATACCAACGATAGCACTTTCCAGGGCGCTTTCCTTCAAATCAGAAGTTGTGGTATTGCTTTGGGTCGCGCCACCGTCTTCACGGGTGTGAGCACTTGAGAACAGAGCTAAAGCGTCGCCTGAAGTGAAGGCCGAAAGACCGCCACCGCCAGCTGTAAAGCTGTAGTTGAAGATATCAGCCATGCGCCGTTCTTCGTGACGTTGCTTAGCTCGGGCTAGGTTAGCTGGTTTACGAAGCATGACTCGGAACTGGTCATCTTCCCAGAGTTTGTTGGAGACCGACGTACCAAGAGCGAACTCTCGGTGGGTGTAGGTCACATCGAAACCTTGTACTTCATCTTCGTAGCTTATAGCTTGACCTTCTGAGCGTTCAATTAGAGTGCTAAGACCAGAGGCAGAACTGTCTTTCTCGATATTTCGAGAAGAAGTCTCCATATGGAATATTGTAGGGCCGACTTGTGGGATAGCCTTTAGCTCATCGCCGTAAATTTTACGGAAACGAGGGTCAAGGATATCCGGCCACTGTGGGGATGTAGATGCCATATTATTGTGCTCCGCTTCCGGTGTGCAAGATGTGCTCGGCTACAGTAAAGACTCCATAGGTGATATCAGTTGATACCGGGTCAATTACCGGATTGTATTCAAGACACAAAAGCTGTCCGCTGGTACCAGTAGTAGACGTATCGACTAACTGCGCCCCAGTTGCACCAATCAAGTCAAAATTAGTTAAGACGTGAGTGGCCGCAAATGTGGTACCAATATTATCGTTTTTTAGTAAATAGCGCATCCAAGGGTCAATACAAACTAACGCACTTACAGTTCCGCCAGCGTTCCCAGTGGCGGTCTCTTCGGCCATGCCGACAAGACGAGAACCACCGATTGAGCTGTTAGTAATACGACCAGCGGCATCTTGGTAAACAAAGTCACCAGCTGTCACGGTCACACCACTTGTTACAGGGAATCTGTAGGTAGCGTAGTTAGTATTGCCATCGACACGTCCGAGCATAACTCGGGAAATATCTAGGGCCATAAAAACTCCTTATTGTATATAGGGTTCGAGTTCCTCGCGAATTTCAGCGTCAGATTTGCCCGGATACATTTTCCGATTAGCCGCAATCATAGCGTCAGTGACTTTTGAAGTGGTTGGTTGCGAGCTGCCAGATGAAACGCGTGGAGAAGCGGCTCCGTCTTTGAGGGCGGCGCCCAATTTCTCAGCCTTATCATCGGCGGTCCAACCTAAAAGTACGACTGTCTTAGCGTAGACTTCCTTGGGAGGCGGTAGGCGCTTTTCAGCATCTACTATATTCTTTCCAACGGTCTGGGCCATAGCCACAAATCTATCATATTCAGCCTTGTCTTTGACTTGCGGATAATCTTCTTGGACTTTACCGAAAGCTTCAGCGGTCTCTTCATCCTGTTTCTGCTTTATGTAAAGCTGTTCAGGCGTCAGAGTAACGTCATCAGTCGTAACACTTGGAGTATCAATAACTGGAGGAGTGGAGACTTTCTTTAGCTCATCGTTCTCTTTTTTAAGACGAAGAGCTTCAGCAGTACTTTCTCCATAAGCTTTCTCATACCAAGCCAAATCATGTTCTGGTTCTTGAGGTTCAGTTGTTAAAGTCGCTTCGGGTTCGTCTTTCGACTCTTCCTCGGCTGGCGATTCTTCATCCTTTGTGGATTCCTCTTCGCTTGGCGTTAGCTCTTCGGTGATGGAGTTTGGCTCCGATTCCTCTTTAGCTTTTCGCAGGTCATCTACTACGTCGGTTGAAACTTCTGTTTCTTCCTCTACATCGGCGTTTGTCGCCATACATGGTCCTTTCAGTTTGTCTTTCCAGGCCAGCTACTGCTGGTGTCTATCCCCCGAAGGGACAGGCATCAGGAGTTCTGTTGCTTGTATAGTTTATGTATCTCGTTTTCCTGCTCTTCGATAGCCGACTTCTGACCTTGTAGGTATTTCACCCCCAGGTAGTCAGTGGCTTTTAGAGCCTGTAATCCGGCGTTAGCTTTAACCAGTTTATTAAGGTGCAGCAGAGCTGTGTGGGTGTCCGTACCGTAAAAATCGGCTAGAGCCTTTTTGTCTTTAGGCGAAAGTCTAGAGACAACGCTCATATCTGAACTCTATACATAAAATTTCCTAAAATCAACACCCTGCATCATTGGTTAAAATTCGCTCCTTGTAAATCGGCTACCTGAGCTTGGGGTTGGGAAGTCTCCGGGGCCAGCTGGGGGCCGGGCTCGCCTTGGAGAGTTTGATTCCCCCCAAGTGGAGAAGGCTCTCCTGGGGGCGGGACTGATAACTGACCAGCTCCGCCAGCCGTCGCGGGATTATTAGCATCCTCACCTAGGATATGAAGCTCGAATAGTTGTTTTATAATCGGTGACAGAGCTTGGAAGTCCACCGTCTTGGTGTACTGCAGATGGACTTGGGTGTGCTCCAGGGTGGCTCCCTCAGTCGGACTCAGGGGTTGACCGGCACTCATGACCATATTCTCAGCTTCGGCTAGCATCTGCATATCCTCAGTTGAGTAACCCTCACCCTTAAGCCACTGTTCGGGTTTGGTGTTAATATTGACCGCCGCCATCGAGACGATTTTCTCCGGGTCGAGGACGGACAGAGTCGAAGGATTAGCGACTAAAAGTGAAAGCGTCTGGGTGAATTGGGTTTGCTGGAGAGCTTTAGAAGGCGGGGTGTAGATTTCGGTATTCATGGAGATGTCATAAGACCCTTCGAGATACTTGGCCATACTTTTATCCAGATTGACCGCACTCGAGCCTCTAATCTCATCCATCTTCAGGGATTTATTCCCGTCCTCATTTGTTATGGAGAACTTCTTACCCTGGACTGTAATCGTTCGGTAGACCTTTTTCTCCCGCTCGTCATTGTCCTCGAAGATTTTCTCAAATCTAGGAACCGGATAGAAGAATTGGATGTTGGACCACTTCAACCGTCCTATCCGAAGAATAGTATCCATCTCACTAGTAATCGATATAAGGTTGATTCGCTTAAGAGAGGATTCTTTTAATAAGGCCGCTTCGGTTGCCGTACCGCCAACATTAACTCCTTGGACTCGGTCGTCGATTCCGTGGGCTCGTTTTATGTCCTCTAGTAAAATCTCCTCAGTTCGGTAATACCCGGGGTCGTTACCTCCGAAGTTCACTGGAAGGATGGCCTGGTTAATCGGCTGACCGTTGGTATCGACGGATATAAATCTTCCCGGAACTAATTGGGTATCCTCATCGTCCAAATCAAAAGCCGAATTGTGCAGGAACGACCCGCCGGTTTCGAGTTTGGTTCTATCAAGTTTCAACCGACGGATAGCTTTACGCTCTTCTGACAGAAAATGGACGACTTTGGGAATTCCCATCCCCCAGAACTGTCCGGGGACTCGATACTGATACTGAACCGCCACTGGGAGTTCTTTATGTTTAGTCGGCAGGGGGCCATCATAAATCGTCACGTTGTTCGCCACGCACCAGTAAGCATCTGTCGAACGGTTGTAATAATGCAGCACCTCGACATCCTGGGACATCACATCATGAGGGAGCTGGAAAAAGGACCGGGTCGAGGTATCACCACCCTGTACAACGTATCCGGTGTCATAAAAACCCGGTTTGCTCCCATAGACCCGGTGAAACTCATCGATGTTTATTATTTGCCTATAAAACATATCGACGGCTTCGTTGATGTGTTTGGCTTTCTCGTCTATGTAAATGAATTCATTCGGCACCCACTCGGTGTAATCGTCATCAAAATCAATAACTTCTTTTTGCTGATAAGTTATCTTCCCATCTTTATCGACTCCGGTGGGGTCGGAGACTATCCGCTTATCGGTCCGCCAGTAGTTCATTAAAAAGGAAGTCCCCCGGATAGCCGCGGCCAGTTTCGCCAGGAAATACTGATAATCGAAATCAGTATTGTTCATGTTGTATTCCATTATCGAGTTGGCGAATTCCTCGGTTGGCTCATCATCCTCCTCGGTAGCTGAGAGGTTCGGTCGGGCCTTGCGCTCTATAGTCTCCTGCATCTGGGCTTGGATAGCAGAAAAGGAATCCGGTAACTCAAGATGACTCCGCCAGTCGTCGGGGTCGATTTGGGGGATGTGCATCTGGTATTCTTTGTCGGCTAGTTCCCAGTCCTTTTCAGCATCAGTCCTAAGCGGTTCGTTGCGTAACCAATAGTATCTTTGATAGACCGCCCGCCTTATATCGTTCTTGCGTTTATTAGGTCGGTAGTTAGCCTGGGTAACAGTGCCATTTATCTGTTGGTCTTGGAGTTGTGAGGGAGTTGAAGGAGAAGAATAGTTTTGCGTAGAACTCGGATTCGGGTTTGGTTCCATTCCTTAATAGAATACTAGAAAGAGTGTAAGCACAAGATTCTGAGAGTAATTTTTTCAATCGACCCCTGGGCGGAATTTAGACTCCCGTAATGTAGCTACGCGGTTTGAACTTTGTTCTATGCTTCTTCTCCTTTTCATCATAGTCTATATTCCGACCTTTCGGAGGGGAGGCGATTTCTAAAATGGAGGCCAGAGCGTCCACGATATCATCATGTCTCGCGGAAGGAAAAAGCAGAAGTTCGTACTCGAACTCTTCCAGATTAGGACATTCTTGAATATGGAAGATATGCCCAAATTCGTAAAAGGGAGCTAGACCTTTTATTCGTTCTTCCTTGGCTTTGTTGGGGTGAAGCTCGGTTATCGGCAGCCAAGTGTTCCGTCGTTTCTGTTCGTTGTTTAACTCGTACATGATTGACTTGGCACTTCCGACGGTCTCGATTAAAACCCTTTGAAGCTTCACATCAGATTCGGTGTAAATCCGAAACATCTCATTTATAATCTCTGAGTAATTAAACTTCTTCCTCGTAATCCATTTAACATAAAGGTTCCGCTGGTAATCCATCCCCGCTAAGACGAGAGCGGCGAAGTCCGAATAGGTCCCCTCATAGGACGGGTCGACCGAGAGATACCAATTAATCGGAATCTTCTCGACATCTGCCCAGTTCTTCCTAATTATCTGGTCTCGTTTGAAAACAGCGTTCTCATCAGAGATAGGTTCGTTTAGGTATTGCTTGGAGAATATCGAGGAGCCTTGTCTACGACGTATCTTATCCAGCTCCGCCTCAGAGAGGACTTCTGGAAAGAACAGACTTCCGTCGGGATTGTAGGCAGACTTCTTTAAAATATTAAAATCTTCCTTCTCGAAATCCATGATGTGCTGGTAAAGGTCGGAATAATGCCAGCGGGTCCCTATCACCACCATCGGTCTGCCGGGGTCTAGAAGAGAGAAGGCTAACTTGTAATGGTCGATGACCTGCTGGATTTGTTCTATGTTCGTTATGTTCTTCTCCGAGTGCAGGTCATCCGCGATGATAAGGTCATAGTGCATTCCGTTTTTCGTCACGTCAATCCCCGCACAGGAAATCGAGGGTTCTTTTTTGGGTTGCTTACGACAGGCTAAGATAAGTTCGGAATCAGTCCAAAGTTCCATTTTGTTCTTCGTCGTTAGAGGGAAGACTCCGTGTATCGCCTTGAAGACTTCCCTGTAAGCCTCATTTTGTTCGAGGTGCCATTTAATCTCCCGAAAGAACGCCTTGGCCTTAGAAAACGTCTCCGAGTCTATCAGGACCCTCCCGTCGGGCTCGTTTAAAAAGAACTGAAGCGTGAAGCCTATCGTCACCACAGAAGACTTAAACGTCCCCCGGGGCATTAGCAGGAGAAGAAGGTTCTTATTGGGGTCGAAGTCTTCTGTTTGGGGGGCTTCGTGTCCTGGTAAGATAGAAGTGGTGTAATCACACAGTTCCTGATGGGTGTGGGGAGTCATCTTGTCATAGTTGAGAATCTCACGGGCGAGGAAGTATAGGTCCTTCCTACACCGTAGAGCGATTTTCTGGAGAGCTAACTCACGGGGGGTCATGAAGGAAGTCTATCAAGAATCTTCCGCAAAGCCCACTCAAATATTCCCCAGAATCCTAGGGAGAGAGGAAGAACTAAACAAGCAAGGAGAGTTTTCATTTGTACTTTTTCCGGGCTTTCTCAGAACCGAAGAACGGAGCGTAGTGATTATTTTCCCTGTCGAACTTTTCAATACTCTTGGCTCGTTTGGGGTCGGATTGGATAAGTCGTATACGATTCAACTCCCCATATATCTGAGTAAGGGTGTTATTGATGTTAATTAGGGCTATAAGTTTCTTCTCTCGGTATCTCATTTACAAGATTTCCCTGGTTTAGAGAATTTACAGAACCTGGGGTCTGCACCATGCTTGCAGGGTTTCCAATCTGACTTAACCTCAGCAATCTTTTTGGGTATATCAGCAAGTGCCTGTTTAGCGATTACACGTTCGGTGGGAGATAGGTCTAGATATGCTTCTCGGACATTAAGGGCATTGTGTAAAAATTCAGGTTTGTCCTTAATTGCTTCCCATTTATCAAAATCATTTTTACGAATCCAAACATCTACTCTAGGCATACATACACAGTACACAGTGTGTAGTAATAAGTCAAGCTATAATTTTTTTTGTAGCGCACCAGTGGCCACCTTAAGCCTGATTTAACCCCAATGGATTTCCAAAAGGGGGTGCTATGGGGTCAACAAACAGGGGCCAGCCCCCACACTGAGGCATGATAACACCCACATACATAAAATAAAGGAATGGTCATACACTATATGTAGTGGTTGGGATGTACTGTATATACACTCTAGTACATTAACCCCTTACAGGTACGGTATACAATGTAGATTGTGCGACCCTCTATGTTTTAAAGGACATGAGTTAGAGTCCATCTAACCTCTTGAAAACGGCTTAGAGGGGCTTAGAATAGGTCGGTTTTCCCTTAAACAGCCTTTAAATTAAGCCCAAACAGTTAAACTAACTTATCACTGTAATAACTTACTAATCTACTTAGCTTCTATTTGGACTGTTTTAGCCTTCCTAAACACTACCTGATTTAATTCCATCTCATCCATATTATCTAAATCAATATCATTAAATTGATTAGGTTTATCCTCCTCAACTTGTCCTAGTAATTTAAGTGCCATGTCTGCCGCTTTTAATCTGATAGGATAGTCCGGAATCTCTGTCTGGTAAAAGTCTCCCGCAATACTTGCAACCTTGTTAGCTTCTAAGGCTTCTGCGATGGGTTTTAAAGCCTTTGTCCGGGTAATCCCAGCTTGTGTTAAGCTCAATTCCTTACCGCTTTCTAAAGCTTTCTGGACTTGGACATCATTGGACAATCTTGTTGCGAGCTTCCTAGCCCCCTCAATTGTCTTGGCTCCGGCCTCAAGTCCAGCCTGTTCCTGAGTCTTACCCTCAAGCTTGGCCTTTACGAATTTAGCTTGCTTGATACTTAGTGTTGACATATTTAGATAAGTGTAGTATAATGTAATAGTTAACTAATATAAGGATAACAAAAATGACAAACATATACAAAGGCGAATATAACTACTTCTGCGCCATGAACAACTGGCGTGGTTCTTATAAAGACTATCTAATATGGAGGACACGTAGGGCTATTTTAGAGTTTGAGTAGGGTAAATTCCCATTCTTAGCTGTTCAATATAGTCTTTAGTTAGCGTGATTAACATACCATTTAGCTTGCGTAAATCACTCCGCTTAGACTGAGGTAATACTCTATACCATTTCTTTACTTGCTTGTAATCAAGCTTATTGTACTTAGCAGTCTGTCTTAAGAGTTTGGCTGTTCTGCCACTCATGTCTTCTTAGGTTTAATCTGAGGGGCTAGCTTACGCAAGGGTTTAGTGTTCGCTTGGACGCTGTGCTTTTTATGATACTCGGTAGCGTCTTTCTCTGAGAGCAAAGCCAAAGAAGATTTAGCGTAGCCAGTTAATTCCGCAACGTCATAGCTAGACACACTCGGTTTATCCAACAGTTCGCTAACTTCATCTGCCAGCTTTCTTAAACCGAATACCCAGCTTTTTAATTGTTCTTCAGTCAATCTACTCATTACTTCTTTAGCTCTTTCTCGGCTTTTAGGGGCGTTCCCTTAGTTTTTAAAAATCTAGCTCGATTATTGTAGTAGACATGAATATCGTGGCTAGTTATTCCTAAGACTTGTCCGTTAACAGCTCTGGCGTTTTTAAAGATGCTATCAAACACTGCATCAAGCTCATTAAGTCTAGCCATCGCTTCTCTTTTACTGGTAATTGCTACACTAGCTTTAACCATTTTTGCTCTCCTGAGCCATTTTAAGGCGTTTCTGACGCTCTTTAGCTATCATCTTGTGCAATAGCTCAGGTACAACTTTATCAGCCTTTAAAATGCACCACAATTCCCAGTCATCTTGCCGAATGTAAACGTTATCTCTCATTACAGGCATTATATAGGAGTATCAGTATACTGTCAATCTGTGGATAAGTTTTATAAAAAAGTACTTGCAATGGCTAGGAATGTGTGTATACTGATACTCAGAACTAAGCACACAAGCAAGGTTCGCAACTAGACAACAGAGTGAACGCCGGACAGCACCGATTATACAGAGTGTTTGTCCGGCAACTAGCTCAGTCAATTAACAATTAAAGCAGGTATAGTCCGTCATTTAAATATGAGTGGGTGGGCGGTTTTCAGGACTTGCGAGCTATCAGAAGGGATAACTACCTCTGACCCGAAGACTGCAGGGGCAATCGCGTCGTGTATGAGAATCACTGGAAACCGCTACCCCGCCCATATAAGTATCTATTTCGTCAAGTAACGAAAATGATTAGTGATGGGCTATACCTGCTTTAAATACCAAAGGTAGCGAATTAGCAACCTTTAACCATAAAGGCTCTTTAGTTGCTGTGAAAGGCTAGAGAGTCCTTATGGGCGCATTAGTCACAGGTTCGCAACCAGGCTTGTGCGCTCATCTAAATAAAAAGGAGAAAATATGCAAATTGTAAGAAATTTAATAGGTTTTGCGTTCTGGACAATGGTAGCTTGGGGGTGTTATGTCGCTTTATACGTTATATCCTAAACGCAAGCTAACCCCCTACACCAAAACAATGATAGTTCTTGGACTTCTAGCCTTACCTTTAATCTGGTATGACTACCATGAGTTAAGTTTGGTGGTGAATGTGCTTTTAAGTACGATAATGGGAGTGATATAATCAATATGCAACTCATGCGAGGATTAGCCCAGTGCTAGACTGGGCTTTTTCTTTAACCTATCGTGTTCGTATTAAGACAAGGTTCTAGTTTTTCCATTACTGCGGTTACTACTTTACTAACTACGCCATTGCCGCATTGTTTATAGCGTTGAGTATCGCTGCCGATTGTCCAGTTATCCGGCCAAGACATTAAACGTTCACATTCTAAGGGAGTCAAGCGTCTAATCCTTGCACCCTCAAACAACAAACTGTCTTTGGCGATGGCTTGAGCAGTAACGGTACCAATAACCCTACTATCCTTTGGCACAATCTCTCTGAAACCTTTATTAAATGGGGTTAAGTCTTTACCATTCTTTTGGGCTTCACGCCTAAATGCCCTACCTTTTTCAGTCCTTCTCCATTGAGCTGGACGAGCGGTATGTGTCGCCCCCCCGTCGGAGTTGTTATTGTTGGACTGGGTTTGTGCGGTTGAGTCACTCGGTTGCCCTGTGACCAGATAGGGGTCACTTTGTCCTTGTTTGTAGTATCGTGAAGTAACTGCGGGGGAAACTTGCCTCTGTCGTTCAATAGAAAGTCCACCATTTTCTGCGATAGGAAATACTTGTCGTCCACATTCTCCTCCAAGATGTCCGATAATGAACACTCGCTCCCGGTTTTGGGGGACTCCGTGATACTTTGCGTTAAGTACCTGCCATTCCACTCGATACCCCAGGTCGGCAAGAACCCCAAGTATTGTCCTAAAAGTTTTTCCTTCGTCATGACTAAGTAGACCTTTAACATTTTCGAGTATAAAATGTCTGGGTCGTTTGTCTTTAAGAACCCGTGCGACCTCAAAAAATAGTGTCCCTCTAGTGTCGTTAAATCCAGCTCTTTTTCCAGCAATTGAGAAAGCTTGGCAGGGAAATCCACCGACAAGGAGGTCAAAGTCTGGGAGTCCAGTAGTGTTAATTGCGGTTGCGTCTCCATAATTGGTGTGTTCATAATGACTTTCATAGGTTAGTATTGCATATTTATCTATCTCACTGTAGCCCACGCACTCGCCCATATCGCCAATGCCCAGCTCGAACCCTCCAACGCCGCTGAACATACTAAAATACTTCATTCAACATTTAACTTTAGCAGATAGCTAAATAATCTCGCCGGACTTTTACCATCACTCCGCGCTTGGCTGGCTAACGATTGGATAACGTGGGGCGTGAGCTTGTAGAACGTCCGGGCGTACCAGTCCTTGAAGTCCGGGGAAATTAAATCAGCACAATCCTCTAATAAAAGGTTTACTTGCTTAGAGGAACAGTTGTTAACAATTGTTTTAACAGTTGGTTTATATTTATTTTTACCAGTTGTTAGAACAGTTGTTACCGTTACAGGATTTTTCACTTGACAGCTCCTGGTCCGTGCTGTATATTGGGTAATGACAGCACTACCACCCGCTATATCTGGCGGGTGTTTTCTTATATTTAAAGGTTCTAGTATTGATTTCGAGGCTTAAGAACGTTCATTAAGTCTCTGGCTGTGTAGTGTTTTGACAGCACTACAGAGTTACTTATAAATTACTCTAACGCTTGGAATAAGTCAAGATGCCCCGCACCACAAGTGGTTTTTGGCCTTACGGCTAACGGGGCTATCTTATTATCTCACCTGCCAAACAGCCAAATCAATATCAGGATGAGGATTACTAGTCCGACTATACCCATTAGGGACGTTTTAGATTAAGATTACCGCCGTAGTCCAGTAGCAGACCCAACACTAGATAAATGATGGCTGTTACTAGCGCCGCCTTGGTAATCTCGACCGTGAACACGTCTATGAGCAACCAGAACGTCAGCCAACTTAAACCGACTAACACCATGATTATTTCTCCTATTATTACTGTCCGTATAATACACAGTTTTTGATAATTGCAATGTGAAATAAATTACTTTGTCCACAGTTGTATATAAAACCTTTGACAATGACACGCTATCACGCTATGCTCTAGGCATGAGAGTGACCACATATATAAACACCGATAACGAAGCCAAAGTAAAAGCTCTTTTAAAGAAGCGTTTATGGGGTAAAGTTATCAATAAGTTAGTGCGTGAGATGGAGTTAAAGTAAGTGATGCAACAATTAGCTAAAGACTTAATCAAAGCCATACAGAGCACCCAGAACCCCGGAGCCATCCAACAGGCCCTAGAAGATGAAGAAGCTAACCTAGAGAGGCGTGACCCCCATCTGTATGACTGGAAAGTTAATGGGGTGAGACATATCGTCGTTAAGGATGCCGGTATTGAGACGAGATACATCTGGCAGGATGGTCAGTTAGTAAATGTAAAACCGGGGAGGTTCTAGTGGACTACTGCTCACATGGACGTCTAGGATTTTGTACATACTGTAATTATGAGGCAAGCTAATGGACCCTTTAATAGAAGAAGAGAACCGCACAGAACGTCTGGTGAAGTCTATTAGGCGAGTTGAGGCTGATGAGCTGGCCAGACAGCGATTTGCCGAGAATCTGAAGATTGACAGCTTACCTTATTGGTTACATCCCGAAGCCGATTACTTACCCGATGATAGTGGAATGAATGTGGGCGATTTAGAGGAGGATATATGAGCGGTACTCGTTCAGGTGGTGCTAAAGCCGCCCAAGTCAACAAACGAAAATATGGTAAGGATTTTTATCGAACCATCGGAGCTATCGGTGGAGCGACTAAAACTGACAAACTAAAAGGTTTTGCGGCTCATCCTGAACTAGCCAGGCAGGTCGGTAAAATAGGCGGTAAGAACAGCAAACGCACCGCCCTCACTCCTGAACGCCGGGCTGAGTTAGCCTCTGCGAGAGCCGAGAGGTTTCTAATCCTAGACGAGAAAGTAGAGATGCCGATAATCGAGTTAAGTAAACCCCGGTGGTATGAGAGGCTGTTCCGTGGCTAATCCCTATCGTACTTTGAGTCACAAGGGAAGGATATTAATTTACCTCAGAGCCCGTCAACCTAGGTATATAAGCTCTGTAGAACTAGACAGACAGGCTATCGAGTGGGGCGCAAAAGGTGGAACGGTTGACCGCAGATGTCGGGAGCTAGAGCGAGACGGCAGGATTGAGAAGAAACTAGTAGATGGAATAGTCCACTACAGGCTAACCCAAGCTGAAACCTACATACCGGCTAAGACCAGTTATTTAGATAAATTAGATAAGGAAGAAGAAAGGCAGAGACAGGTACAACTCATATGAACCAAGTATTAGAACTTAAAGACCCCAAGATTTTAGGAGAAGAACACCCTACCTACGGATTTTCTTTCTGGAGCGAGACTGATGGAGATTATCCAGTCATGTTCAACTCAAAAGAGGGTAATATCCTACCCGGAACTCGAGTAACCTACGAAACTGCTGAGCTTAAGACCTCTTCTAAAGGCAATGAATATCTAAGATTAAAGAAAGTAAAGTTTGAAGATAATCCAGAGCAGACTTCTGCACCATTCGCTCAAAAGTCTAAACCGACATTCCAGAAAGCCGATGACGCTCAAGCCAAAAAAGACAACCAGATAACTAAGAATATGGTGTGGAAGAATTTACTACAGGTTTATGATGTTGCTTCAATGACTCCTGATTCTAGACAGTGGGAGGAATTTTGGGCGAATGTAGAACTCCACACGGAAATGTTAACTGTCGGTAATTTAGATAGACTCGGTGGTTCGTATGAGAACGCGGTGCCCACCCCCTCGTCTCGCCCGATTAAAGAGGAGAAGTTGACTCCCGCCACCACTAAGTCTTTAGGTGCTCAATTCAGGGCTAGAAATCCCGAAGATGGAATGACAGCTGGGGAGATAGATTACACTGATGAAGAGATAGAGGCAATGAATGGGTAGCACCCCACGAAGCAATACAGATAAGGCTGAGCTGGATAAGCCAGATTCACTGGATAATGTTTTAGCAAAGTTTAGTGATGAGGTTGGTTTTACTTGTGTAGCCCACGATGAAGGGCTAGACTGCTGTGTTGATATAGGTGATAGCAACTACCCCAAGCTTAAAGCCGCCATTAACCAATATGTATTGAAAGCTAGGTTGGCAGAAGTTAAACTCTGTCAGGGCGAGAAGGCTGTGAGTAAAGAAGCCTATCTTCAAAACCGCCATCACCAATTAGAATACGAGCTTAAACATAATCTAGGAGGGCTTCAATAATGGCAAGCAACAGAAAACCTAGAATAATAACCTATAACCTTAATGACAATATTGATTTTGTTCGCAAGACCGTGACAATCGTAACTGTTGGGAGCATTGGGGATGGCACAGTTGGCAATCCGATAAGGCGGACTATTAGCATTTATGACGATGATGGTACGCAATTACTTTATCTGGACACCGATACACCCAATAAGCCTAAATCACGGAATACCAAATGAACCCCCCAGATACAGACAACTTGAGGGAGCGGATAATAGCTTGTGCGGCTTTCAACACTAAGCATATTAGTACCTACGAAAAGGACATGAAGAACCTAATTATTGATGTTGATATGCTAGTTGAGCAAATGTCAGCCCTCTGCTCAGAAGAAGCTGAGAAGAACTATAAAAAGGGCTACTCAGATGGGGTAGTTGAATACGCCAAAGCCCACAAGGACACATTAGAAAAGATGCGAGAGGAGAAATCATGAAGAAGCCGGAAACGCCATATACACCCCCAAAATACAAGAAGAAAGTTGGCAATACGATTATGGGCTATGACCCGATAGCTAAAAAGCTGGGTAGTTATGGCAACGAAGTCATCCTAGAAACCGATGATGGCTTTTTAGTAACTAGCTTCGCTGGCCCTCTACAGAAAATCCCCAGTAGTTATGTTTATTTTATCGGTAAGGACACGGTAGAGCTATGAATATCTTAACCGATAAAGACGGTAATGAGTTTGAGCTAGTACCAAAGGGTAGATACGGCACACAGCGGACATATGTACTGATGAAAGTAGGGAAACCAAAGGCTAAGAAGCCCGACGCAATGATTATAGGAAATGTCATTCAAATATTCATAGACGACCTGAATACGAAACAACGCCACGTTCTTAAAGAAGCCATAGAAGCGTTAATGGAGTATGTGTTTAGTAATGACTTAAAAGCAGCCGGATTAATGGGTGATTTGGACGAGACAGCTTTGAAAGCCCGCTCCCTAATCCAAGACCCCCTAGAGGCAGATAAATCCCTAACCGCCCAGAAATCTAAGGTTAAGCGTGGATAATATATTTCTAGCACTAATTATCTGTAGTCCGTTTCTAGGATATATTATTCTAATTAAGTCGTTAAAGTGATGTCCAACAACAGCTTAAGGGAGCATATCCATATGCTCGGTTGCCAAGCTCTCACTGAAGCCTATAATTTGGGCGTTGAGGGCAAAGACAAGGACTCGAAACACTTGTTGAGCCTCATAGATAAGCACGAAGACTTACTTCTAAAAGCTTGCGCCTCTAAGTTTATGGGTATTATCGAAACAGTACCAAACCACCAGCCTCACAAGGCTATGATGGTGAAGAAGCTTAAGGAAGAGTTTAATGTATAAGGAAAGGAAGATATGGAAACAGATGTTTGTAAAATATGCGGATTACCTCACTACCTATAAGCCCATAGGTTGACCGGATAAGATTGAAGGCGGCGAGCCTAAAAACTCGGATAAAATCGCACAGGCCAGTCAATCTCCGGTCATCCCGTGTGCTTATAAAGTAAAGGAGATATATGAGAGTCAAAACTGGTAAACTTAATAAATGGGATACAAAATTAAGATTGACCCCGCAGACACAGCGTTCTCGCAGTGGATACGCCTACGGGACAGGCAGTGTGTTAAGTGTGGTTCGCCCGTTAGGTTCAACGAGAAAGGCCTCCCCATCTCACACCAAGCCTCGCATTTCAAAGGTCGTAAAAAAGAGTCTACCCGTTTTGACCCTAATAATGTCGATACTCTTTGTTGGGGTTGCCATTCTTATTTCGGCTCTCAGCCGAATGAGCATTACGATTGGCAGGTGGCTCGGAAAGGTCAGGATATGGTTGATAAGCTTATTCTGGCGAGTAACTTATATGCTAAGAGGGACAGGAAAAGTGAAGCGATATACTGGAAAGCCAAACTCAAAGCAGACTTCGGTGTGGGATAAGGTATACGCTTACGTTGCTTTAGTGATTTTTGCGGCTCTATCGATACGCCCGGAAGTTATCCCTGATGTACTCCCTAGAATCGCTATAGTGTTACTAGCCAGCCATAGCATAATTAGGCATTTTCGTTAATATTGACTCTCAAAATCAGTATGTTAAGTTGTACTAATGAAACAAGGAGCCGCTAGGTAAATTACCTAACATTTTGATAAGAACACTGCTGGTCGGTTCCTTATCGTCTCTAGTCCTGCTACTACCCGTTAAGGGAGGGGTAGTCTATGAGCCAGTCTCAATTTATAAAACCCCTAAACCCCTGAAGACCCTACCAGACACCCCCCTACAGCCACAGACAGCCGCTGAGAGCGTTCCTCAACCCGTAACAGTAACTTATACTGCTCCAGTTTATTCACCGCCTGTGGGGGTCGTAAACTGCGGAGACAACATTTATAAGCAATTTATCTATCAGCATGAGTCAGGTTGCCGAACCAACGCTATTAATCCGATAGGTGCCTGTGGATTGGGCCAAGCCTTGCCCTGCGGGAAGATGGGCTGTTCTTTATCAGACTTTGCCTGTCAGGATGCCTTTTTTACAGCTTATGCGGCTAAGTATGGAGGCTGGGCCGGGGCGTATGCCTTTTGGTTGCAGAATAATTGGTGGTAATGGACTTTAAGTTGCACTACGAAGAGCTTGAATTTAAGGTTCCTCAATCCGTATCTCGGAAGCCTCGGGGAACCATTTGGCCAAATTGGCTTCAGCTTGTTCTTTGGTCATACCTCTATCGGGTTTCTGGCTATTAAGTCTTATCGAGGCGTAAACCCCGTCCATCACTAACTTAAAACACAACGGGTCGAATATCTGCATCTGCTCAGAGTGAATTTCCGGATTTTCCATCATCTATCGCTTATGTGTTTAGAGGTTTGAGAAGCCTCGGCGTCAAATACCTGGTCAAACACCCCTAACATCTCAGCGGCTACTTCGATATCGGCTGGGTGACAGCCTGAAACGTCTCCATACGTTCCCGAGAAGCGTTTGCGGACTCGGGCAATCCAGCTTCCTTCACCTTCAGATATGGATAACTCGACGTTAGTATCTTCACCGAAAAAGCCCATTTCTTGAAGGATTAGAAACCTCCCAATTCTAGCATCACGGGCGGTTCTGTCCTCCATCTGGAGGTTCTCAAACAATCTTAGAGGGTAAGTTTCAGACATAGTGGAGATGCCTGATTATTTCGCTTCTTGGGGGGCTAAAAATACATTCATCACTGCTGATATACCAGCGGCTACAGCCCCGACTATAAGGGCGCGGTAAGCTGAAGTCGAACTGGGAGCGTTCGTTCCGGCTAATCCGTAAGATAGTGAGGCGATGAAAGCTTGAACGAAAGTTTTTGCGGCTCGGACTGTGATGGCATTGTAGTTCATTTTTTCTTCCTAAGTAGTTTATTTAATAGTTTGCTGAAGTAACGTCTTCCGGCTGTATAGCCATCAGAGTAGTCGTTTTTGGGGTCGTGGTCATATTTTACTTTCCTGCTCATATTTCTCCTTAGTTTAATTTACTTAGTACGAACGCAACAATAGCTGCCAGACCAGCTAGAAAGGCAATTAATAGTTTTTTACCATCTAACGGGCTGGGGGAAGGTGGAGTCGGTGGTTGAGTGGGAGTTGGAACTGGATTCGGCAGTGGGGTTGGTGAAGGTGCCGGGTCAGGTGCGGGTTCTGGAGCTGGAATTGGTGCTGGTGGTATCGGTGTCGGAGGCTGAGGGGTTGGTGCGGACTTCGGTGTCCACCAACCTAGAATGTAATCCCAGTTATGTGACTGGAAGTGGACGTATTGCCCGCCCCAGTTCTGGTCTAAGCTCTGGAACGTACCTGGTCCGGTGACCATATCCCAGATAGCGATATGCCCATACCCCTCAGAACCAGGTAAATCACCCGACCAGACTATAATATCTCCCCGGTTAGGGATTTGGTTATAATCTGAGGGATTGTTTTGAGTCCAAGTAAAAGCTCCTTGCAGAGCTGGGTTATTGGCCCAGTCTTTAGCGTTGGCGTAAGCCACGGGCTTACCGTTATCCGTACAATATTGGGCTATCTCGTCGACACACTGGGGGCCATACATTTTGTCCCAGTCTATACTCTGCCCCAACCAATTACTTATAAACCTATCATAATCCATGTTATTGACCTCCATACACTGTATCGTGTATACTTAATTTATGAAACATGTTTGCGAACTTTGTAGAACCGAATTTAAAGCTCCCCCGTCCCAAGGAGCTAGATTTTGTGGGCGTATCTGCTATGACAAATCCAGAGAGGGACGTTTTAAGTGCATGAAATGTAGCAAGGAGTTTACCGATTATAAATCTCGAAACAGAAAGTTCTGTTCCGATACCTGTCAGCGGGCTTTTATGACTGGAGCCAATCATTATAAGTGGAAGGGTGGACGTGTTATCCATAAGGGATACGTCAAGGTTTCTCCTGATTATATGCTGGAACATCGGCTTGTCATGGAACAACACCTTGGACGAAAACTTAAGTCTGGCGAGATTGTCCATCATATTAACGGTGACAAAACCGATAATCGTATTGAGAACCTTGAACTTCATGATAGAGCGACCCACGCAAGACTTCACTTCCCTAAAGGGAGTAGATTCGGTATCAACGGCTAAATCCCAGTCGATTGATTTACCAAGCCAGTTGTTGATAAATTCGTCGTACTTCATGATTACTCCTTTAAATTAATCCTATTTATTACCTAAATTAAAAGCTATAAAGGCTATGACACCTATGGCGGATATAACACCTAGAATTATCCCCCAGGATTGACCGTAACCTGACGAACGCCCGTCCATCGCAGCCATACGAGTAGTTAGACCGTCGATTTTATCTATCAGGGCTTGGTGGGCAGTTTTGTATTCTTCCCGGCCTAAGAAATTACTAGCTTGGTCGGATAGAGCTTGGCGGAACTCATTCACTCCTTCAAAGCGTTTCTCAGTAGCAGTCTCGGCCTTAAGAACAGCTTTTTCCGAGCTAGAGAGAGCTACAGTTATAGACTTCTCTAAAGCTTCAAATCTCGTATCAACGTAATCTCTAAAAGATATTTCTTCAGCCATATCACTCCTTCTTATCACCTGTATAAATCAGAAAGAATGAAGCCGTGGCGGTGGCTCGGAACATAATATCTGAACAGAGTTTTAGGAAGGTTATCAGTCCTGGTGATACTGGGTGATTTAAACGGTAGAAATCATATATCCCTGGGGGGATGTTTGTAATGAAAGCCATTATCCCGAAGATTAACAGAACAACTTTTATACTATTATGAGTAGAGTTATGATTAAACTGCTTGATTTGAGAGCGGATTATGACCGGCCACAGTAGAACTCCCATAATACTGACCAACAGCCCAATTACATAAATATAATTAGCCATGGTTGCCCCGTATAGCGTTCTTTATTTCAAGAGTCACCCCGTTATCTAGGATTTCGTTCAACTGCTGGATGGCTTTTATATCCTTATTTACCTGACGGGTGTGTTGACGTTTAACCTCTTGGATGACTTTATCTTGAGCTTCTATTTTGCGTTCACGCTTACGGAAGTTGAATATCATACTACTCCTTACTAGTAAGCTTACTGGTGAGTAGTGAAGCCGTCCGTGAGAATTCCCCCATGGCCTGATTATATTTATCAGAAGTATCCATCTTGTCCTGTAAACGCTTCTCTTGGAGTCCATCTTTTTCCTTATATAATCCGTCTATTTTACGATTTTGATATACCACAACCCCTGCCAGAACAAAGATGATAAACGCCAATACAACTTGTATATTAGTTGAAACAAGCGGTGTATTGACAACATCACCAAGCATCACATGTATTAGTTAATTCACAGTGAGTCGTCAGAACAGTCCATAAGTCATTACCAACGTACCGCCACTCTATATTCAATGTTACCGGATTAGTCCGAAGCTCTATATCACGCCCGTTGATACCGTCTTGTCCGGGTTGACCGTCGGCTCCTGCGGCTGGAGGATTATTAGCCAAGTAATCTGAAACTGCCCGAGCTATCTGCTCATCGGTAGGTGACAACCCTGCTGGGCCTTGAATACCAATTCCGTCATCGCCTTTTTCTCCCTGTAATCCAGTCTTGCCGATTGGCCCCATCGGACCGGGCGTACCTCTGATTACGGTAATTGATGGGGAATCGGGATGTTTAGGCTGGCTAATAATATAATCAGCTACACAGGCTAGAATAGCCAATTGTAGAATTATGATAATAATAAGAACTGTCTTTTTCACGCAAAAGCCTCGACATGTATGTCGTAAGTAGAATCCACGGCAGTGAAGTTAAGCGTAAATCCATCAGCGTCAAAAGATACAAAAGTAGCGACTATTACCTCGGTTAAAACTCCCCCTACTCGAGCATAATGGTTGATACAACGATTAGTATAGGCTTTAGAATCATTAGCTGTAGTGTCTGCTAATATAGAGTGAGCCTTTTGTCTCGTCCCATCTGTAAAACCAGTAGAATAATGAGCTACAGTAGTCTCAGAGGCCCCAGACTTAGAACTTAAATGGAACCTTAGATAAGAAGGTTGAAATCCGACCCCAGTTACCGATTTATTGCCTGTCGAGCTTTCACTAAATGTGCCGCAGAAAAAGCTCACTATTTCTTCTTTCTACCGGCTACGCCTAAAGCCGCGAATTTCTTAGCTCCATATTTTTTACGCCCAACAGCGGCGGCAATAGCCGCACCTTTTTTACCACCTCCGGCTTTAGCGGCGACCATAGCGAACCGTCCGCCCGCTCCTAATTTTGTTGATTTTCCTGCGTATGATTTGGGCATTGATTTAGCCATATTTACTCCTATGCTTTAATCATAAGTTTTTAAGCCGGATTAGCAACACTCTCTCTTAGTTTTTCGGCTAATTCCCCCGAGGTACGTTCTTGGTAATCATCAAAACACAGGTAATGTCGATTCCCATTAAGCCATTTCTCATCGGTTCCCGGACCACCGCAGAATACACACTTACGGTATTCAGGGGCTTGGTCAGATACGGGCTTCTCGGGTTCCATTGTCGAGAGGATGTCTTCGGGGATAGAAGATTTGCTTATCATCCGTCCATTTTTGAAATAAAGCCACCGTCCTCGGGGGCCTTTTGACTGCTTATAAATTGATTCGCTCATATATCTCCTTTATCTCCTTAAAATGGTTTGGTTGAATGAATTGATTTCAACCTTGAGTTAATTGATGTTGGTGACAAATTAATTTTCTGCCTATCGTAGGCATCTTGCAAGTCGTTTGTAGCATACTGACCGTATTTTTGGTTCCAAGCATGGATTCCAGCCGCTAATTCCTTATTGTACTGTTCGGCTAATTGCTGGGCTTTAGGTAAATCATTGGTTGCTAGTGCCTTATCTATAGCTGTATTTACATTAGTACGCGTACCGGAAGCTTCTTTAAGACTTTGGAAGAAACGAGTAGAAGCCTGAATCTCTTCTTTGCTAGCTCCATTATCTTTTAATGTTTGAATGTAAGTCTTTTGTTTGGCTGATAAAGGGTTGTCCTGAGATGAGTAAGTCTGCACCCCTAGACCAAATACTCCACCAGCTATCGCTAGTGGCTTACCAATTTGACTACCACCCACAGCATTATCATGAGTATATAAGTCTTGTATATCCTGAGACAGAAGAGGGGTGAACCTATTCTTGAGTTCTTTTTTATAGTCTACTGGATTACCAGCGGCGTCTTTACCTTTCAGGGCTTCAACTCCAAGCGAAACCTGCGGGGAAGCTTTGTTGATGATAAAGTTACTGAATACATCCCAACGTGAAGCGGCCAGCCCCTTACCTAACTCCACAGTAGCCCCGGTAGTAGAAGATGTCTTTTTGCCCTCAGCTATCTGTGCCCCTAGCCTTATATACTGCGAGAACCCCGCTAATGGGTCTAATCTAGTATCGCCTATCCGAACCTTACCGAAGTCTGCATTGGTCGGGTCTTTATTAACTTTAGCCCCAGCCAATTCAGCCGCACCTAGAACCGCTGTACCAAATGCACCCAGCGAGACAAGAGTTTGGAGAGCTTCTCTTCGGGCTATTGGTTCCAAATTTATATAGTATCTGGGGTCTAACATTGACAGGCGGGAAGCTATTAAACGGGGAGCGAACAGAGCTGTTGTAAGGGCGTGTCCAGCGGCTTCAAACCTTCCTAGATTACCCCTACCCGTGCTAGTATTTACTACTGTCGCTATATCTTTTAAAAGTTTAAGACTTTCTGGTGAGTTTAAATCATGTCCTGCCATTCTTGCTGTATAAGCTAGCTGGTTAAACATATTAGCTCGCATATTATTTAGAAGCCCTGTATAGGCTCTATTAGAGGCTTTTACCACTCTTCCTATACCCGGAAGTCTTTCAGCCAAACTTGATACGAATTGCTCTTCTTTAGCTGATGGAGGGGCGTCTCCTACTCTCTGTATAGCCAGTTTACCTTGAAGCATTAAAGGAAAGTTAGGGTCATCTTCAATTGCTTTTTGAGCCGTATTGTAGTCTTCTTCGCTTTTAAAATATTTAAACTGATTTTTAAACTCCTTAGCGAATGTAATTGGATGTCTTGTAGCGGCCGCTAATGCTTGACGAAAACCCCCAGAGAAGTCGCCAGTAGTTTCCAATGCTCTCATGACTCCTATAACATCACCTGCTTTTTGGCCTATAGTTTTCATGGCCGTCAATCGTTCATTATGGTCAATGACATCTTGTTGGGCGGCTTTGGCTAGGCCAGGGTCTAACTTGGCCAACAAACCCAATTCGCTATTAGTAGGAACTCCCTGTCTACCAAATATGACTTTTCGCACAGCAGTTTCGGCATTTATACCAGCATAACCTTGCAGCTCGGGATGAGCTTCTATTTCTTTTTGGACTTGAGTAAATAGATTCTCCTGGTCTGTAGGTGACAGATGCCCTGCAAGTCCTTCATATTCTTGTTTGGCTAATGGTCCTTCTAATTGTGCTAATTTAGCTCGATATCTTTCTGAACCCGTTAGACTTGAATCAACCCCCTGAGCACGGCCTATTCTTTGTGAGCGTTCTACACTATATCCCTGCTCTTGAAGTGCTCGAGTTTTTTGGGCTTCGGCGAGTGTATCAGTAATTTGTTTGGCCGCCTCTGATTGACCGAGGTTGCCCAAAGCCCCCTGCCCTGTCGCTTCTTCGGTTGGTGTAACAGGGGTCGGCACTATGCCCTCCGTAGAACGGGGGAGGGGAGGGGAGACCTCTCTACTTATCAAATTAGATATGATATGTGGGTCTTTTGTATTGGGGATAGAACGGGATAACTTATCTACAATCTGGGTCGGTAGAGCATCCCCGATTACTTGTCGGACTTCAGCTGGAGTGGTGGCTTTCTGCAGGGCTTCCATTTCGTGAGCGGCGATACGAATAGTGCCTTGCGGGGTTTCGATATGTACATCTGGGCTGACATTCTCGGTACTCATGCCTACCTTACTGACACTAAGATTTTTAGTGGCTGGCACAGCTTCGCCTACCTTTCGGTCTATATTGGCTATCACTCTACCTACTACAGGAGCCGTGCCCAATAACGCTCCAGCCGCCGCACCTTCTGTTAATTGTTTAAAATTTAAGGGCTGGTTATCTCCCAGTTGTTGTCCGGCACTTGCTAGGAATCCTAAAGGTGCCCCCTTTACTGCTCCTGAGACAGCTTTAGCAGCTAAGGTTTCTCCGGTTGCCGCCCCAGGAGCTGCGAGATTGGAACCGATACTGACACCCGTACCTACAGTTTTCTTTATATTCTGTACTGCATTAGGGCCCAGGAATACTGCGTCATTACCCAGCTCAGCCCCACCTAAAACTCCTCCTTGATGTCCGAACCCTCCACCAGGACCCAGGATATTTTGAGCGGCTTGATTATTACCTGTAATGACTGCTGGTAAAGCTCGAGCCTCATTAGCTACTTTGGATACTGGATTGACTGCTTGTTGAGCTGCCTGGTTTAAAAATCCAAATACTCCGCCGCCTGGTTTGTTATTACCACGGGCAACTACCGAAACATCATGACCAACAGTTTGGGCTATTTTACCCAAAAAACCGAAAGACATTAATGAACCCCTTGTCCGCTAGTACTCCCACCCTGATAGAATCCAGTAGGATTTTGCTGTTTAGCTATTCCAGTAGCATATTGGTCGGTTGGGAATAGTAAGCTACTACCAGATATTCCAGCTTTATTTAGTCCAAATACTGTAGGATAGTTCTTAATAAGCTCCCCGGTAACATCCCCACCAGTGAGTTTATGTAAGTCAATTTTATAGAGATTTTTTACTTGGTCTTCTATAGCTTTGGCTTTGGCAGCGGCCTGCGGGTCAGAATTAGATTGGGCCTTTAGACTCTGATAATTGTTTAAATCATTGTAATCTTGGACAAATCTTTTATCTATGGGATTATCAGAGTTTTTCAGTACATCTGTTAAGTTTTTTCCAGTCGCAGTTGCATAATCAGCAGCACTTATCTCTTTGCCAGAGGGGTCATAGAAACCAAAACCGCCGTCGGGTCTTTTGACTACTTGATAATTAGAAGCAGATTGGGCGGCTTTTTGATTAGCAACGGTAGTCTGGTCGGCTTGGATTTGTGAGCCAGTTTGGGCAGTAGATAAGGGTAGTTGGAAAGAACTACGATACATCGCCGCCAGCTCTGGAAAACTTCCTAAGGGTGAAGCTGGTGTTTGAACATCCTGTGGATTCATTAGAAGCTATTTCCGTATTGCTGAGCGGCTGCTAACCGTTGAGCAGGGTTACTTAATGATTGAATGAAATTATTTACCAACAGTTTAGCCTGAGATTGGGTTTCCTGGGCTACCCGTTGTAGGCGTTGTTGTTCGAGTTGCTGTTGAGTCTGTTGAAGAGCTGAAGCTTGTCCAAGGATAAATTTATTCAAATCAAAGTTAGCTTGAGTCTCCCCAGTTTTCTCAGCTTGGGTGGCTAGTTCCCCGGAACGGGCTAGGTCTTCAAACGTCCTAGTCTTAAACAGCTCTTGGGCTTGTTGTTGCTGGGCGACATCAGCCGCTTGTCTGCCCTCTTGGACGTTACGCTGGTCTTGTGAACCCTGAACCTGTTGTTGGCCTAATCCGGCGGTCGTAAGTCCTTGCGTAGCTAACTGTTTAGCCTGAGCTATGCGGGCTTGGTCAAACTGTGTGCCTTGGTCTTGCTGAGTCTGGTCGGCTTTCTGGGCGATTTGCTGTTCGTTCTGTAAAACGTCTTGTCCGGTTCGAGCCTGGGAGATGGAGTTGCCTTGTAAGGTGTTTTGTAACTGAGTCTGGAGGTTCTGGATATTCATCTGGGTTTGTTGCTGTTGGAGGGCTTTTTCCTGGGCTTGCTGGGCTTGAAAGTCTTGTAACTGTTTAGTGTAGTAGGGGTTTACGTTCCCTTGGGCTGCAGATGAGGCTTGGTTGTAAATAGAGGATAAATTCAAAGGTGGGGCGTAAGTCGCTTGCTGGGCTTTTAACTGGGCCGCCAAAGCCGCGGCATAATCGGGAGGGAACTGAGATTGTGCGGGTTGAGGTTGGGGAGTAGGACTTCCTACCCTTATGCTAGTAGCCCCGCCGGAGCCTTGTGGATTGTAATTACCCAAGGATATTCCGGTACCACCTTGGAGATTTATGTTTCCGCCTTGTATAGCCATTCTGAATTGATTATGGAGTACTTTTATTACAAGAGTAAATACCCAAGAGCACAGTCCCCCCTTCCTTGAAGCTAATATTCAGGCCTGTGGTTTCTGGGTTTTACGGATTGGTTGAGGGTACTGCTGTGAGTAGGTTGACGTAGTAGGGGGTGAATCTATCAGAGCCTACCCGATGGGCACTGCCCTCAACTATCGAGCTTTTTATAAGGGCTCAGGACTTAAGTTTGTAAAACATTTGCCAAGTAAAGGTACGTGTGCTACTCTATAAACGTACATCACATACAGCCCCTCGCAAGAGGGGTATTTCTTTATCTGACGGCTATCTGTACATCAAATACAAAAAGCTATTATTAGCTTACATTATAGGGGAGAAAACACAATACCCTGTTATACTGGACTTATGAACCTTCTATTGTGGGCTTTTATCAGTCTGCAATTCGCTTACGTGGCTCCTAAGACGGGGGATATAGATGCAACCCCCCGTAAACCGAGTATTCTTTATTACACACCTCCTATTAAAAAGCGTGAAGAGTTATGGGGCTGTATTTATACCTCAGATACCCATCAAAAGTACTGTTATTTTAACCATAATCTGCACGTTACGCACTCGATAAGACCTTGGAAGTATCCAGTCTACGTTCAGGCGTGACCCCGTTCGGCAAACACGTAAAACCTAATCCTAGCTTGGAAGACGGGAATCGGGAATGTGCTAGATATATCAAGCGATAAATACTTAAGATTTACATTAGTGGAATCTGCATCTATGACAAGTAGTCCGATGGCTCCAATATCAAAAGGCATAGTCCCACTTCTAATAACACTTCCATTATCAAAATGGATAATCCCTAGAACTATTGGGATATGATTATAGCCATGCGGGAAAGAATATAAAACTGTTATAGAGTTGAAGGCTTTCGTGAGATTGGCAGTCTGCCAATTCAAGAAAATTATCCCAGCGTGGAAGGGGCTGGCGATTGTACTGACTTTTGGTGAAGGGTATAAACTATCAACGACTTCATCGCTTGGGCGGGAACGCTTAACATCTATTCCGGGAAGAGAGATTTTAAAAATATTCATATAGTCACATCAATCGTATTGGATACGTTAAAGGGGTCTTTGAAAACAACGATACTCATGTGGTCGCCTGGGACACCATTGATATAAGAGATAGTTTTGTCATCTGCAATAAAGCCATTACCACCATCAAAAGTTCCGGTAAATATACGCCAACTATTTGGGATAGCTCCAGATACACCCAATGAGCCGTCTTGACGGAAATAGCCGACAAATAAAGGTGTATATCCGAGATTATGTGAAAAGACACCATTGCCTTTACTGTCAAGGACAAAAGGATAAACAGCATGAACCATAGGAGACCGAGCTTCGGAGTTGATAACATAATCTTCCATATTAGACGATGTGATATCTTTTCCCTCTTTGGCTAACTTAAATACTGTCCGCTTGTTTCGAGGGCCGATAACCCCGCCACTCTTTATGATGGGAGCTGTGTATGGTTTTGTGATATCGAGAACGAAAATGTAATAATAATAAGTATTTGGTCCTCTATCTGGACTAGCTGTACCAGTATCAGAATATAGAGATGTAGAGTCAGCTGATGGTTGAGTCCAAACTGGACCGTTGAATTCAGCTCGATTAGGGTCATAAGTAGGAAAAGAACCTACATTACTCACCGAAGCGTCTAAGGTTTCATTAGAAATATACCAAAATGCTGGAACATAACCTAAATTATGGTCTACTATCTTGGTAGTGCTTGCTTGATTTGGTAAAGTAATTGAACCTTGTTTAACTATCTTCAAAAGCGGCCAGTTGGAGTTATAAACTAAATTCTCATCTCCAGCTGTTTTAACATCTATCCCCGACTGGGCTAGTTTAACAACAAACGGTTTAGCCATTAGGGTCTTCACCAATGAGCAGAACGTCATTTGTCCCATCATTCATTATTATTGTCCCGTTAGAGCCGTCGAAGTAAATGCGACCGATTCGCAAAGTATCTCCTAAAGCTCCAGTGATTTGGGTTCTGTCAAAAGCTACAGCGTTATTAGACGGTTGAGGAGAGTCTAGATTTAATTGAGGGGTCTGGTCTATTGACCGGGATAGAAAAGAATCGAATCCAGCGTCTGTTAGGTCATATGTTCCGTCATCTGCTGTACTCATAATTCGTTAGAAACTAGTTCTTGAATCTTAAATATAGTGGATAAACCATTAACCGCAGTCGGGTCGCCCAGCGAGTTGTCTACTATTTTGTAGTTAATATCCCGATACTCTTGGGCGTCCTGGCGGGTTTGGATACTTATTTTCGTGGAGACTTCAGTGAGTTGCCCCAGAGTATTAAACGGACCATCATCTAAAGCGGCTTGCAGAATAGCTCCCCGGGCATTCTCGGAGTCTATTAGGACTGTCATATAAAGCTTGAGTTGGTCGGTTCCAAAGTTATTCCGCCCGAATTCAATCTCCATTGGGATAGTGTCGAAGTTATCCAGATTTCCAGTTTCGTCTCTAAATAATCTCCCGGTTTCATCTGTGAAGTAGGGTTTCGTATATCCGTTCATCGTATGGTTAAACTGGAATCTTATCTCTCGTTTGTGTTCCTCGGTCCACCAAGCATTCATGTCGTAATCGTAAACTAGTCTAACTACTTTTTTAGTCGAAGCTACCGTAGTGGTGGTAGTGCTGGAGGTCGAAGTGCTGAGACTGGTAGAGGTGGAGGAAGTAGAAGTAGAACTGGTAGAAATAGAAGTGGACGAGGTGCTACTACTGGTACTACTAGTCGAGCTTGAGGTACTTGAGGTAGAGACAGTAGTAGCCGCTGTGGTGGTGGAAGTTGAAGTGGAGGAAGTGGAGGTAGAAGAGGTAGAGGAGGAGGTAGTAGACGTGGTAGTGCTGGAGGTCGAGGTTGAGGTTGTTACGCTGTCTAAGGGTAGCAATTCCCCCACAGAAAGCTTATAGGCTTTACCTACGACCCCAGCACTCGCATATGGAAGATTGATTTGGTTGATGGCCTTTATATAAGGGTCCATCGACCTTGACAGAAGAGTTAATTGTCCGGAGTTATCGTTGTATCCCCAGACTCCGGTGGTGTGTAACCAGACAAGTTGTGGCCCGAGGTTCTGAATGGTCTCATGAGATACGCAACCTATTGTATCGTTAATCGTTATAAGGTTGGACCCGTCGAATTTCATTGTGGAGTTTTTTGTATAAAGGAATAAACGGTTGTTATTCACTCCCCAGCCCGTAAAGGAAGGGGATTCGTCTTTCCCTGGAGGTACTCTAAGAAAATCTGCGTTCTCATTGGTGGGGTAATCAGTGTTCCAGAAGTACGAAAGAGTTCCTTTAGTTCCGGTTAGCCAGACTTCGTCGTTATCCGAGACATTCAAGGATTGGGGCTGGAAAGTAAATCGTTTGTTCTTTTTGTCTATGGAGACGATAGGAAGAGCAGAGACTATCTTTGCCTCAGTTCCGGCTTTATAGATATCGACAGTCATTCCAGCTTTTAGGTATTGGACTGAATCGACCCTTAGCTGATTAAGAATTGAGGATTGGTCGGTTTGGATAAAGGTTATCGCTCCCAAGGGAGGGGAGGATACGTAGGCTCTGTCGGGATAAGTTATCCCGTTTACCTGACAGTTAATCGCATACAGCTGTCCGCCGTACTCAGCTATAAACCTAGCTTTAGGAGCCCCGTAGACGTTACGTGAGGTCGAGACGTTGAGAGTCTTATCCACGTTCGTAAGGGTCATGTAGTTGTTAAGTCCCGGAACTTTACCGGCGATGAATAATTGGTCGAGGGAGTTTAACATTTGGAACCGACAATTCGCCGGAGCGTTTGTTAAGAGATTCTTCCAATAGAAATCTGAGTCTAGATACTGAATCGTTCCGTTTGCGTTAGTGGCATCGTTTATCCCAACGATGATTTTGTTGTATTGCCCGTATCTAAAAACAGTCGCACCTAGAGAATCGTTGCCTTGTTGGATTGTCTGAGCGACTTTCTCATAGCCTGGTCTTCTAACAGCCGAGCCTATCTTTATATTAAAAGCGGCATTCTTAGCTGATTTGACCTGGTTGCGCTTACGGAGGAGGTGGGAGGTAGTCCGCTGGACGCCGCCTGATAGGTCAAGCTGGGGGTAAGTGAGGTAATTATATAATCTTCTCTGTGCCAAGTCAATACCTATCTTCTGTATGTGTTGAACGTGGAGGAGGCTGGACGGAATCCTCGGGGCGTCCCTTGGTCTTTACGATTGACTTTAGTGTAGTTAGTAATCTCTCTTTGGTACTGTCCCTGGAAATCCTGTACCAGAGTCTTATATGATAACTCCGCCGCCGCCCGTTTATCATAGTACCGCCATTTAACGTAGAGTTTGTATATCTTCGCGGTAGGGGTCTCTATCTCTTGCCCCTCTGTGGATATACGAGTGAAGTACTTCCAGTAATAAAGATAGAACGCCCCGGCTCCGGTGGTCGAGAACGGCGGGGAGAAGCGGAACCTATCAACGGCGGTATCCAGACACATCACTTGGGTTTTGTCGTCTTCGGTCGTTACATCTAAAGTATTATCCTGATATGTGTTTCTGAACTCTTCTTCGGGGATTACCCGTAGAGTGTAGGTGATATTCGTTACCGGAGTAGTCGTCGGGTCTTGGAAGTTGTAATCCATCCTGTCGAACTTCCACATCGTCTGGTCGCCGTTTGAATCGACAGGGAAGTTAATATAATTCACCCCTGCGGTTCGGTCTAGTGTAGTACGGGCTCGTAAGAAGTCATAAGGTCGAGCGACGTTTAGTAGCAGGTCATCATTGACGTCGTTGAAGTACCCTAGGATTTCTAAGCGAGAAACATGTTGTTCTTGTTCGTCTCCGACTTCCCGAAGAATCTCGTCTATTATGTACCCGACCTGGTTTCTCCGATATCCCGAACCCTGTATAGCGTCTGTCAGGGAACTCTCCAGAGTCGAGATGGAGTGGTAGACCGAAGTCTTGTAATAATAAGCTGAAGAACCGGAAGTGTCATCGTATTTTGTGGTCAGGTCGGCATTGTCTACGTCTAGGTTTACTGTTGAGAGGAGTGAGTAGGTTCCGTTTATCCCATTGGTAGAACGGTAGATTTTTACTTGGTCAAATCTAAGGACATAAACTGGGTCATCTGCTGAGTGGGAGAATAGTGTTGCCCCGATAGTCAAAGTTTGTTGGTCGGCATTAACGGCGCTCACCGTCACGACTTCAGTTGCCTCCAGCCCCATCTCACCTATCATAATACGTTGATTAGCAACGAATCTGTCGCTGTTTTTAACAACTATAGAAGTCACGCCTACTGAATAAGGATTAGCTAGGTAGGATTTCTCTAAGGAGTCTGTATTTGGATTAAATGTTGTGACTATCATCAAGCAGTCCTTTGCCACATGTAAACAGTTAAATAAGGCTGCAGGTTATTGTGGGCTGTACCTGAACCGGTGTTTTGGTTAGTGATACCGGTTGCGGCGGAGGCGATTGACATATTCTGGTTGCTCACATTATTTAAGCGAAGCATATTTTCAATTCCAGTAGCAGCTCCATTAGAGGTGTTGAAAACATTCCCAGGACCATGGGTATGCCCTGGGTCGGTAACTGTGTGGGTATGAGAAGCAAGTTCAGCGGTAGTTAAAGCATGATTACTCTCACCCCCCGTAGTGCCGATAGTAAAAGCTTGGTCGGAAGTCCCCTCACCGACAAGAACCCGGCCTCTTCCGGCTTGTGTCCATGTACCAAAGCCTAAAAGAGTTCCTGGATTAGTTGAATCTGTAGCATTTATATAGATAGACCCAACTGGATAGGCTTGGGCTAGTATCGTAGTTACTGGCAGGTTTGCGGACGGCAAAACACCCGTTACATCAGTAGTTAAATCGACCTGCGCCCAAGCTGAAGTTCCAGTTCCATTTCCACGTAGTAGCCTCTGATTCACGGGGGTAGAGCTACCCGTTCCGACTTTAGTAGCAATAGCGGAAATATCGCCTTGTTCGGCGTTAGATTGAGCGGCATGATTATCGGCAGATAGGGTATGAGAACTTGTGAATCCAGCGTAGGAGGGAATTGCTGTTGGAAACTGAGCCATTCTGTAATTTAACTGTTTATTGGAACGGTAGTAAATACCCTGTCAGGTTCTACCTTAGCTTGTATCCCCTCGACGATAGTTATCTGACCTCCTGATAAAGCCGAAGTATCGTCCACTAACGCCACAGTATCATCTACCAGAGTTGAATCTACTATGAACGGAGGCGTAGTTAAAGGCTGTTCGTAAATTGTACTTACTGGTATATCCGAAGTTGTCATCTGAGTCTTGTCCTTAGCTTAGTTTCTACTTCATCTAGAACCACTTTAGCATGAGTCGGTTCAGGTCTTATGAAAGCTCTAGGATGAAAATTGAAGTCTGCCGTGGGAGGGAGAGTCGTTGAGGTAGAAGTGCTACTCGTAGAGGTAGAAGAGGTACTGGAGGACGTTGAGCTCGTAGAAGTAGTAAAGCTAACCGTAGTACTTGTGCTAGTTGAAGAAGTTGAGGTGGAAACCGAAGTTGATGTTGATGAGCTGGTACTGGAAGTCGACGTTGACTGCGAGGTAGAACTACTTGTACTAGATGTAGATATCGATGTACTACTCGAAGTGGAGCTGGTAGATATAGATGTCGAACTGCTCGTGGAAGACGTTGAAGTACTCCTAGATGTCGAGCTACTTGTGGAACTAGTACTAAGGCTAGTAGAAGAGCTAGTACTGCTAGTACTAATTGAAGTCGAGGAACTCGTCGAACTTGTAGATGTGCTTTGAGACGTGCTGGATGTCGATAGGCTCGTAGACGTACTCTGGGAAGTCGAACTAGTCGAAGTAGTAACCGATACTGTCGTGCTCGTGGAACTCGAGGTGGATGAAGTAGATAGACTAGTGCTCGTAGATTGGCTAGTTGAACTAGTGGAGATGCTAGTCGAGCTAGATGTGGAGCTCGTGGAAATACTACTACTGGTAGAACTAGTGGATATTGAAGTGCTACTTGAGGTAGAACTTGTAGATATAGAGGTCGAAGAGCTTGTGGAGCTAGTTGAGGTCGAGCGACTGGTCGAGGAAGACGTAGAACTTGTTGAGATGGAGGTGCTAGTACTCTGTGAAGTGGAACTTGAGGTTGAACTAGTTGAAAGGCTAGTCGAGGTTGACTGTGAAGTTGAGGAAGTCGAGATGGACGTGGATGAACTCGTAGAGGAGGTTGAGATACTGCTACTTGTGCTAGAAGTGGAGGTCGACTGGGACGTTGATGTAGATTGGCTGGTGGAACTGGTGCTTGTACTTTGTGAAGTACTCGAACTTGTAGAAGACGTACTGGTAGAGCTAGATGTAGAAGACGTGCTGATACTACTAGACGTACTCGAGGTGCTTATCGAGCTCGATGTGGATGAAGTTGATATCGAAGTTGAGGAGCTGGTACTAGATGTAGAGGTTGACTGACTAGTCGAGCTGGTACTTATAGATGTACTACTACTAGTAGATGAGGTTGAGATGCTCGTACTGGAGCTCGTCGAGGAAGTACTTATCGATGAGCTAGTTGATGAGGTAGAGATAGAACTGGAGGTACTGCTTGTAGAGGTAGTAACCGAAACCGTCGTAGAGGTAGAAGTACTCTGGGAGGTGGAAGAACTGGTACTAGAGGTAGATAGGGAGCTACTAGTGCTCGAGGTGGACAGGGACGTAGAGGAGCTTGTAGAGCTTGTGGACAAACTAGTACTTGTACTTTGGGAGGTTGAACTCGTAGACGTGCTAATAGACGTGCTACTACTGGTTGAGCTTGTGGAGATTGACGAGCTCGTGCTACTAGTGGAAATTGAGCTAGATGTGCTACTGGTTGAGGTAGAAGAACTAGTTGAGCTGGTGGACAAAGAAGTACTTGAAGATGTGGAACTTGTACTGATACTACTAGAGGTCGAACTCGTAGATTGTGAGGTTGAGGTAGATTGAGAAGTGCTAGATGTAGAAATGCTCGTGCTAGTACTGGTACTCTGAGACGTACTGGACGTGGAGATAGAAGTAGAACTTGAAGTTGAACTGGTACTGATTGACGAGCTGGTAGATGAAGTACTGACGGACGTAGACGTACTGCTGGTTGAAATACTTGTGGAGGTGCTCTGGGAGGTACTACTTGTGCTAATACTGGTAGACGTACTGATGCTCGTACTAGTAGAGCTCGTCGATAGGCTGGTGCTTGAGCTAGTGGATGACGTAGAAATACTACTGCTTGTACTAGAGGTGCTAATGGAAGTAGACGTGCTCTGCGAGGTTGATGAAGTTGATATGGAAGTGGAAGATGAAGTCGAAGTGGTGGTTCCAGCGCTTACGGTAGCCGCCACCAATATCCTAGAAGCCGCTACTACTCCTGTTGTATTCAATATCCAGGTATCAATCTCATCACCAGTAGTCGGCATAGTCAAAGCACTAGAAATCTGTTGATTCGCCCCTGTTACGGTTGAGTTGGTAACGTCCGAACTAGCTGTAATATCTCTTAACTTGGCGGAGTTGGAAGCATTATCCGAATCCATAGCGTGTTTATAGACATTGGTCACGTCAGACCATTCCGTAGAATCCCACAGGGTTTGATAAGACTGCACTCCCGTAGCGTTGGAATCAGCTGTATTCAGTAGTAGGTATTGGGGTTCTAGGAGGGTGATACCAGTAGCACCAGATAATTTAAAGACAGCAATATTAGTGGTTACTGAACTTAAACTACCAGAACTTGATGTTCCTGTATCAGAAGCCGTCGCACCTGCGGTTACTACTGATGTATAACTGCCTAATAGGTGCAGGGCAGATGAAGTAGAGTCGTTTTTAAGTATTGTAATAAATGAATCTGTGAGACTCGTCGTGCCATTTACGCTAACCCTGTCTCCGACTAATCCAATAACCAGCGAAGGAGAACTTGTCACATTACCAGAAGTAGTCGCCGTTCGGGGGCTTGTAGCCCCTGTGGCGGTGCCACTTGTATCCAGTGAAGAAGAAGTTGCAACACCTGTAAATTCCGCCATAAATGCATGCATTGCGGTTGCTATACCATTGCTAACCGCAAAGCTACTAATTCCACCAGGATTGTTCTCATAATAATAAATTGAACCCCAACTAGTTACTATAGAACCCGTCCATCCTGCTGGTTTAGTAGGACTGGTTGCGTTGCCCGTCTCCATCACCCATGCCACAAGTAAATTACCGGCTGTAGAATTTGTAGGCAGGGTGGCTGTTACGCTGGTCGTACCAGTCGCTATAGCTGAACTGGATTGAACAAATAAAGAGCTTTGGTCTACAATAACCTTAGCGTTATAGATAGTGACTGAGGATTTAGTAGTGGAGGATTTGACGGCTATACGATAGTTTCTGGCTGTAGTGGGCGTAAAAGCTATAGAGCGGGTTCGGGTTGCGGTGGTGTTTGACACAGCCGAGACAATAGTTACTTTATCCACCCATGAAGCGAATGAGCCGTTATCTTCTTGAAGTGTTATAGTTGCCGTATTCGTAGAAGCCGTTTTATAAGTTACTTCGGCGTAAAAGGTTTTAGTACCGTCCCAGTTGGCGGCGGTGTAAAGCCAATATTGGGGGTTTGTGACGGCTACAGCGGTAGTAGATGTGTAGGCAGAACCGCCAGTACCCCCGACTTCTATTTGGGTTTCTGTCGAGGTTAATGTAGTAGGGTTATCGATTATTATAATGCGAGCAGATTTAACAGTAACGCTACCACTTGTTCGAGTGAGATGTACGAAATAACTTGTCTGTCCAGCGGGCGGAGCAAAACTCGAAGAGCGGGTTCTTAAGTTAGTAGAACTGGAAACTGCCGTAATAGAGGCATCGTCTGTAGATGTTCCGTTTCTTCGCAGACTAACCGTAGCTACCGTTCCCGATGAAGCTGTATATATTATTTCAAAGTAATAGGTCGGGTTAACGTATTGAGTGGTGTCAAGTTGGACGGTGCCGAAGAAATCCGCCGACGCTATACCACCCTGGGAAAAGTTTACGATATTAATTTCTTGCCTAATAGTTGGCATAATTAACCCCCATACCCGTTCCCCTTTCCGACATGCTTCACATCTAACCAGTTAGTCAGCGTCAAGGTCTTATGTGTTCCTTGTGTCTGCGTCCATAATTCGGCGTCTGGCCCGTGTACATTAGAGGCAAAGTTAGCTGCCTTAGCAATATCTCTCGAAAGTAGCGAACAGCCGATTCCGGTCATTCGTCCGCCACCTCCCCTTACTTCGTAATCGTGGGAAGTCCAATCACTGGGGTATTTAAGTAGAAGATTTAACATCTGCGGTGGCACGATAACGTCTATTTCTAGGTTGAACCACCAAGTAATATGGTTGTCTAAGAATCTTCGGCGTATCTCCATCATCGAGGCGTTTATCCGGGCAGAAGCGACTTCAGATTGGTCTTGGTCTGGTAAGTGAACCATCGGCACTTTATCTTTCCATCTCTCGTAAAAATCGGTGGTCGGGGAATTGTCTACTAATAAGATGTCCTTATTGGGATATTCAATCGCCTCCACAGCATCAATCCAGGCTTGCATGGCGTATTCCTTAAGTTCGTGGACTGGACAAGCAATCAAGACTCTGGGGTATTCTTTTCCAGCCCCGTTTTCGGGTAATTTGTCTCGCCACCACCATTCGGGGCGTTCAGTAATAAAATTCGGTACACCGGGGTTCTCGAAATCAATGTAGTGTTCCTGGTACTTCCCGACTCGGTTACATTCAGCCCAAGCCTTGTCTAAGTCTTCTTCGGGGATATGGCACCAAAGACCCTGGGAGAATACGAGGTCGAACTTTTGCTCATAAGGTATGTTAGTAACCGAACCAAGCTTTACGTTGCCGTGCGAGTTTTCGACGGCGTATTCGCTTATATCTAGTCCGTAGGTTTCTACGCCTTTTTCTCTTAAAACTCTTACAAGCTCACCGCAACCGGTGCCAACGTCGAGAAGTGTTTTAGGATGGTATTTAGCTATTAACTGGTCGGCTAGGGAATTAACGTAGTCGTGGCGATGAACATCGCCCCAGATTTTTAGGAAGTAAGGTTCATCGAAGACCATAACTAAATGGTCGCATTTTTAATAACTAGAGTGAATACCCTATAGCTTTTCTACCGTATTTTGGGGTATTGGATATTTACGAGGATTTCTTTTTCTTGAAAAATCATCTAAAAATGTAGACCTACTGTTGTGAGGACAGTACCCATAATGTCCCCTGGAATGATTGCAATTCATACACATAACTTGGTATCCTCTAGGATAGTTATTCTTTTTAAGCCATGAATAATAGTTATAACCACCCCTATTGCCTATCTCTTTTCGATGAGTATTACCACCACCATTGATATGGTCGAGAGTTAAAAACTCTATTCTGGTCTCTCCACAACAGACACATTCTTGACCTCCGTAATGGTCTAGAGTTTCAACTTTAATTCTCTTACGAGACTTAAGATTATATATTTTGTGTTTTTCTGGATTATCCAACTTCCATTGTTTGCTATAGGCGTTTCTTTTTTCTAAATTATCAAGCCTCCATTGTCTAGCTTTCTGAATAAGTCTTTCTCTATTTTCTAAATGATATTTACGCCTATATTCTATAATCCGTTCTTTATTGTCTGCATAATATTTATTATGTTTTTCCCGAATCTTATCTCTATTTTTTTGATAATGTAAGCGAGCATATTCTTTACGCTTTAAAGTGGTATCTTCGTTTGAGGCGGTACTTGATACTTTTCGTCGGGGTGTTCTGGACATATGGCTATTGTATCATAGTCCCCTTTAATCTCCAAGCGATTATCACATTGACTACATTTAACTCCCCAAATATCAAAGTTCTTTCCCCATTTTTCATGGTTCTGGTTCCATTGAAGTTCTGGTATCCTGAGACTTCGTATTTCCTCTTCATCTCTCATTGATTTAAATGTCGAAGACCAATGGTGCCATACCCACGAGAGTGTAGTACCCACGCATCTATAGCCATGCATTCTGGCCAAACAGCTATAGTCGTAATCCTCACCTGCACCTTCAAAATATTTCTCATCCAGATAACCAACTCTTAAAAATTTCTCGGTATCTACTACCGAGGCATACATTGTTACTCCATCAATGACAGAACCTGGCTGAATAGTTAGATGCTCATTTATATATAAAGGGTCTTCGGTTAAATGTCGCCAGTCTTCTTCTGTATATTTATTTTTATAGGGAATAATATCAAAATCATCACCCGATGCCCGGCCTACTGACCAATCTGCTAGACGGACTGAGGCAGGATTGACTATCATTGCCGGAGTAGTTGGGGTTGCCTTTTCTACTAATCTATAGGTCTCCCAAACTCCGTCTAGCCATGCAGGATGAATAAATTCAACGTCGTCGTTACACATCATGAAATAAGGAGTTTCTACTAACCTAATCCCTGTATTGGTAGCTTTAGCAAAACCTAGATTCCCCGTGTAGTGTACATCTGATTTAGGGGTGCGAATAACCATCAGGTTACGGTACTTATTCCGTAACTGTGTCGCATTTACCCCATGGATTGTCTGGTCTATGAGATATACATAAAAAGTACCTGGAGGCGTGTATTCATACAGCGTCTCCAGCATCCTCTCCACAAGGTCATCACGAATTAACGGTACAATGACCGTTAATTTTTTATCCATTAGTCTACCCGATATATGCTTGGCGCCATCTGATAACTTACTAACTCGGAATCTTCCAAATCCTCGACATCACTCATCTCAAAACCTAACTTAGTCATTATCTCTGGTGAGGTAATCCAAGCTTTAGTTTTGGCGTTGTCGTCTATTAGATAGACCCTATCACCTGTACTTTTGGTGCGAACAGCTCGCTTGCCGTCTGTTCTAGCGGGTTTTTCTTCTGGTTGTGAAAATGTAACTGTTGCGGAACTCTGTCCTTTAGCCCAGTTATCTATTAGGTTGTTAATTTGTAGTTTGAGGTCTTCCGTGTCCATAGTTACTCCTTAATTATTTTATCAATACTAGCCATCATACTCTCTAAATCAAGATGATGGTCTATTAAATACTGTCTGTATGAATTAGAATCATAGTTATCCTCCGTGATTAAATTAATTGCTTCGTCTATCGAGTCCCACGTGAGCCCAGGCCAAGTAGAATCTGCTCCGTAATATCGATGGAAGACGGGCTTAATACCCTTTGCCATAGCTTCGGCGACGGCATAAGCATACGTTTCCTTATGAGAACAATGCAGAACAAAATTCTTGGTTTCCCACCAATCATTAAGGTCTTCAACAAAATCTTCCTGTAGGATAATCGGTAGTTGTCGTCTTTCGATAAAATCAAGGAAATATTGATGTTCCCAGTGGTAGTCGTTATTCTTCCCCAGCCAATATATTTTATATCGACTATCAATGTCCTTGAGAGCAAGTGCAATTTGAATGACATAATCTACTCCTTTACTTACCCAGCGTTCGGCTACTACGCCTATGTTAAAGCCTCTCTTACGTTCTTTAAACGTCCACTTATCTAAATTAACCCCGAATGGAATAATATGCTGTGTGAATTTTCCCGCTTGGGGGCGGGAGTCAGCCATCATAATTTTCTGTATATGGGGGGCAGGAAAGATTACGTGGTCTACAACGTCCCACATATTATCATGGGCAAAGTGAGTCTGCCAGACCTCTATATCCACAGGGTGAACGATTATCTTTTTATTAGATAAATCCATCTCGTGGATATCCCACTTACCCGGACGGTTGGTATAAGCCCACTCGTCTTTAAGGGCCTGGTCGGGATTGGTAGCTGACAGTAAGTTATTGTCACAAGTAAACCAATAAGCTACATCCGCCCAGTCTACTAGTTCAGGATTGTAGTTGGTTTCACGTTTTACTTCATTGCCGTGGGCTTCCCACCATAGTTGCATCTCATTAGTAAACTTCCCAGCATAAGAATCAAATATGCAGATTTTCATTTGCGGTCGCCCATAGTCAGGTACATTTCCCGAGTTTTATCACGGAGTTCTTTCTGCGAAACCAACGTCCTCTTTTGAGCTATATGATTAGCCACTCTCAAAAGTCCGTCGGGCGTTCCCATATCCCCGAAAAAGCCTTTGTATTCTTTTATGTCTGCACCGTTTTGGAGATACCAATTATGTAAATCTATAAGCTCCAGTTCGCCTCGCTCACTTGGCTTAAGGGTTTTGATAACATCGTAAACTTTCTGGTCATAATAATAAGCTACAATCGCCCGCTTACCGATATTTCTTATAGGTTTTTCGATTATCGTATTCGTCTCAGGGTCGTAGACTGAGTGATTCTGGGCTCCCTCAAACTCGTGATAGTAAAGTACTGGGACCTCTGAGGGTGGGGGTGCGGGGTCGAAATAAACATCTCCGCATAAAACTGGAAACGTCCCATCTAGAGCAGTATGGCCGAGGGCATCGGCAGTTCCATTGGGGTGATACTGGGTTTCATAGGAAACATCTAAACCGTTAATATTGTCCCCATAAATTCGGAACATATCAGCCACACCTTGCGGATTAGACACAATTTGGGCGTGTTCTATTCCCATATCTAATAAGGTCTGAACGGGGTATTCAATCATCAGCTGAGAATACACAAGTGATAAATGTTTGTTATACGGACGATAATTTCCTAACCTTGTTCCTTCACCCCCGGCCAGTATTACACCTGATTTCATAAAATCCCTTCTACAATAGTTATTAAATCTCTCACCCTATCCCCGACCATCATATAATTCTGGGCATAGACGTATCCGGCCTCAGCTACAGAATCTAGGTCTTCCTGAGGACGTTCTAATAACTGTTCTAGACGATATAGACAATCATCGACATCATGAAAATAACCTACGTGGTCTTTGAATATACTCCTGCACAGTGGCTGGTAACGATGTAGAACAAACCCGCCGCAAGCCATTATCTGTGCCGGGCGGTCAGACCAATATCCAGCTTCTATGGTGTGGTCAATCGAAAGTACTACCTTTGCCCTGGCGTAAAGTTCTGGTAATCCCTCGTCCATAATCGGCGGTCGTCGCTCCAGAAAAGGCCAATCATTTACTGAGTGAACCACCAGATTAAATGACTTATTAACTGCTTTAATCGTCTCGTTACGCTCATTTGCCCACGGTAAATAAGAACCAGTAAATAATACATCTATATCCTTTTTAATTTGGATGGGATTTTCATAATTACCAATGCTGATTGGCTCTTCCCATTTATCTAGAAACTTAGGTGCGAAATCTTGACTCAGCCATTGCCAGTTAGGGTATTTAGAATCGGCTATACGCTTAGATAGGTAGAGGTCAGCGTGTCTTACTAGGTTCTCGTGCCACTCCTGGCCGTCAGCCTGATAGTCAAACGCCCAGTAGACCACCTTATCTACATATTGTTTTAGATAGTCTCCAAAATCTTCTGTATATCTATCATACTGACTAATTAGGGCAATATCGTGTAATCCTGGATGACCGCCCACAGCCTCCCACCCCTGATGACATTCCTCTCGTTGCAATCTAGTAACTTCATGCCCCAATTCTTCTAGCGCTGAAGCGATGTGCTCCTCGTCACAAATAGAACCATCCCAACCTTTACCGAAGTTTCCGATACTAAGAATTTTCACCTAATTTATCCCTCCAACCCTGTAATACACTCTGCATAGTCTCCTCAAGAGTAAATTCGGTCTTCCAGCCTGTTAGTTTCTTGAACTTATCACACGAAGGAGTTTTAAAACTAAAGTCTCCTGGTCTGAATAAAGCCTCATCTACTTCTGTCTTAATCTCTACCTTTGAATTCTTGACTAGCAGATTCATTAACTCCTGCATCTCTACGGAATTATCAGAACAGATATTATAAACATCAGAAGGTAGGTCTATGGCTAACCTGTATGCCCTCACAATATCCCGTACATCTGTATAGTTGCGGACTGTCGATAAGTTACCATGTTTCACTACCTCTCTTTTTCCTAGTTCACACTCGACTATCTGCTTAGCGAAGGCACTCTCGGCGTACATCTCACCCCTGCCAGCTCCAGCATGGTTAAAAGCTCTAGTTGTGACTACTTGTAGCCCATAGACTTTAGCGTACATCTGGCCTAAATAATCCATAGCCATCTTTGAAACAGCATAAGGACTCTTAGGCTGGGGAAGAGTGCTTTCATCTAATATGCCCTTACCGTTCATGGCATCACCGTATTCTTCAGAAGTTCCTGCTAAAAGCACTTTAGTCTTGACGTTAAGCTGTCTGATAGCCTCTAGGAGGTTCACAGAACCTAGTGCGTTAACTTGAAAGGCTCTATAGGGATTCGTAAGAGATTCAGGTACGAAGGCTTGGGCGGCGAGGTGAAACACATAATCTGGCCGATAAACATCTAAAGTGTTACGAAGCATCTCATAGTCTAGGAGATTCTGTCCGTCCCGAAGGTTAAAATTGACAACTTCTTGACCTTCAGATTCTAGTAATCGAACGAGGTGAACCCCTACGAACCCCTTCGAGCCGGTGACTAAACTACGCATAAAAAGACCTCACTTTTTCTATCATATAATCTAAGTCTTTCTTCTTGAGATATTGATGCACAGGCAAAAGTATCCCATGCTCCTCTATATATTTTGCGACTGGGTACTTTTTCTTTAGGTAGGGTTTAGTTATCGGCTGGGAGATTAAAGGCATCATAGTGCGTGTCTGGATGCCGTTTTTTTCCAGATAAATCATTAATTCGTCTCTTCGTTCGGCATAAGCCGGGAAGAACATAAATGAATGATTAGCCAGATATTCCCACGGGAAACTAACAACACCACGTAGCTCCTCTCTTAGATAATCGGCATTATCCTGACGCTTTGATACCATGCCCTTCCAATCATCTAGTCCTCCTAGACCAATCGCCGCTTCTATTTCTGTCATGCGGTCAGAATATCCCTTACGCGGGAAATAGAATCTGCGCCAGATTTCTTTAGGCTTATCGTCGATATTCAAGTAAGACTCATCCCGGCCGTGGAACAACATCGAGCGCATCGTGGTTGCTAATTTGTCGTCATTAGTTAGAATAAACCCCCCAACTCCCGTGACCAATAAGTGGGCTACATAAGTCGAGTAACAAGCTGTCGTTCCTTTAATTTTATTGACAAACATCGTCTCGCAGGAGTCTTCAATTACTTCTAGATTATACTCTTTGGAAATTTCCATGATATGTCTCATATCAGCAGGTTGTCCTAACAGGTGTACGGGAATAACTGCAACCGTCTTGCTATTGATAGCGTCCGCCAGCAAGGAGACATCAAGGTTAGCAGTATCTTCCCGTACATCCACCAGCACAGGCTTTAGATTGTTCATTAAAACCGCATTCATCGTAGCTACGAATGTCACAGAGGGGATGATGACTTCAGACCCGTCTTTCCAACCGTGCTTGTCTTTAAGGGCGTGGATAGAAATTTTTAGAGCCGCCGTCCCAGAGGAGGTGAAAATAGCGTGTTTAGCTCCGTGAATCTCAGCGAATCTTCTTTCAAGCTCACGGGTTTTATCTCCGTAAGTTAAACGTCCAGAGTCAAGAACTTCCTTGATTAGTTTTTTTTGTCTGCGGGTAACTTTCCAGTCTGCTAAAGAAATCACGGATTTAGCTCCTTTATTAACTCGGCATCATGTTCCATCTCTCGGTTATATATTCCATCAGGCTTAGATAGATTAGACCCAGCCTTTATGTGGGTAATGATAGCATTCGTGTTACAAGTCCACTTCAGTCCCGCTTCATCTATTCGGTGGTAATATGCCTTCTCGCCTAACATATTGTGATATCGCTCATCCCACCCCCCGGATTTATTGAAAGCTTCTCGGGTAATTGCTAATAGTCCGGCGTCCCGCCAGCCGAAATCCGCTGGTTCTCCGTCAGGTACGGTATATAAATGTTTAATTTGGTCTCGGCTTAGTTCTAACTGTTGGGGATAGGCTACATCCCAATCGTCTAGATATCTAGCGAGTTTATCTATCGCTCGCTCATGAACAAAAACATCATTCTGGATAAACATCAACTTTTCACCCTGAGCCATCTCAGCTCCTTGATTATAGGATTCATAGACATTCTTGTTCTCTTTATTCTCGATTAATAGATAAGGAGCTAGTACTCCGTAGTCATCCCGAAAGCGATGAGTCTGGTCATTGTCTATGATAATTATCTCCACCTCAGAGTCGGTAAACCTACGGATATCTGCCACACAAGCAATATCAGCATGTCGTTGAGATTTAAGAGGTGAATAAGAATTAAGGATTATTGAAATCATTTTATAGCCACTGTTAGTCGAAACTCTTTATGAAAAAGTACTATTTGAATAGTCTTAAACCCTTCCCAGCCCCATACGCTAAAGGTGAATCTTTTAAGGCCATATCGAGGATGATACCAAGTCTTAACCGTAAATCTGCCCAACTTTATTCCAACTTCTCGAGTCTCTGGACCAAGTTTCTTACCTCTAATTAGATACCAACCACCCAATCTATGTGGTCTTACGAATAAATCCTTAAAACCGTCTTGTAGTTCCCAGTGTTTTAAATTATTAATAATCATATTTTCATCCATGCCATCGAAGTATTACGGTCATTTAATGTATCCCTGGATAAACCTTTTTCCTTATCAATCTCGTCCCAGAGTTTACGGACTCCAGGGGAAGTGTCGTCACAGTCATGAAAGAATACTATTCCGCCTTTTTTAACAAACGGAGACCAAGCTTCCCAATCCTTTTTGACCCCTTCATAAGAGTGGTCTCCGTCAATAAACAGAACATCAATCTTACGTTTCCAATTCTTTACTACATCATTAGCATCACCCCTAATAAACTCCCAGTTCTTCTTACCTTTAAGTCTCTCGTCAAAGTTATGGTTCTCATCAATATCTACTCCTACTACTGTACCCTTAGACCACTCTCTGGCAAAAGTAAGAGAACGGCCGTGCTGAACACCTATCTCGACGTATAAACCGTTTTTAGGGATTTTCTGGAGCGAGGGATAAATCGCCATCATGTCGTAAGCTGAGAACGAACCCGGTCTGGCAATAGCTTCTTCATGGTTGAAGTCAATCATAGGACTACCTTCAGTCTGACTATTACGCCTAATTTACTTAACTGTTGAATCAGCCCCCGGGCCGTATTAACGTCCTCGTCCGCCATCATACGGTGGTGAAATTCCACATCTAGAACTGAAAGCATATCCGCCGTGCCATCTTTAATCATCTTTCTAAGGACAGGAAATTCCGCTCCTTCAATATCCATAGAACAAACTATTACGGCCGGAGAAAGTTCATGGACAAACCAAGAGAAGTCTATGGAGTCAATCTTTTTAGTCTTCTCGTATTCCGTACCAGCTACACCTACAATATGAGAGGCTTGTTTACGGGGGTCTAGGGATACTTCAACTCCATTATTATCCGTCCAAACTGCTTTTTCAATGAAAGTATGTTTAGGTAAGTCCAGATTCGTTTGAGGGTCGATATCAAAGGAATAGATATCCCATGAATCATCTACGCAGTATTGATTAATAGCTACTCCATCAAATCTACCACAATCAAGAAAGATACGGTTTTTGGTCATATTTAATCCTTTCTTTGTCTTTGGGTAGCATATCCTTGTTGTACCAAACATCGCTCCCAAGTTCATCACGGTCAAAGCCATGTTTCTCTTTGAAGTATTCGAAGTTGTGCATTCTAAAAGCATCGTTCTCGGGTTTGAAAGTATCTGTTTTATTGGAGAAGTGATACACCAAAACGTCTCTTAATCGCATAGGGGTAACTCCGGCTTCGTTTATCCGAGTCTGGAGGTCGGTGTCAGAGTTTGAACCCCAGGGGTCGAAGCCTATATCGTAACCTTCAAGCAAATCCCATAGGTCTCGTTTAATAAAGAAGGGTAAATTAAAACCAGGTTCAGATAGTTTAGTCCCCTCAGCTTCATGTAATTTAATAATAGTTTTTATTTCTTCATCTACTGCTTGCTTATTAAACTCATCAATAGTAAAACCACCGTCTACCTTCAGGAATGGGTCAGCGCTCCCATGGTTGTTTGTGGGCTCTACTAAGTTAGGCGAAAAGACTGGATAATCAAATCTCAGATGCTTATCCCAGCCAGGAGCGTAATACATATCTGAATTAGATACCATCAGGTAATCTCCAGTAGCTACTTGGGCTCCTATATTGGTTGCTCTGCATTGTCCCTGGTCTCGAGTGTGAAGATGAACTGAAACCCCTCCGAAAGGAAGCTTTGGTTGGTATTTACTCCCATTAGTCACGACGATTATCTGTCCCTGGAAGCCTGATTCACGTAAGGAGGTGACGCAGAGTTTTAAGTATTTACCATCTGCTTCGTATAGAGAGGGGATTATTACGCTATAAGTCATACAACCTCCGAGACGAATTTGAAATCTTTACCTTTACTTAATTTAATAATCTCTTCTCCATACTCATAAACTCCGTTAGGGTCACTTCCAACCTTACCTACATCCCACGTATGTGTATGAATAGAATTTTCTCCGACTTTATATACCTTTAATTCTTTGGGCCGTCGTTCATCGTTATACGGTTGGTCGGCTACCCAGTAGTCATTATCAATAAGCCATCTGTAGATATCATCACTTATCATCCAACCCGGGGCTTTAAAGCCTTTGACAAAGAAATCTCCAAACAGCTGGTTAAAGCCTTTCATCTTACTATCAAACTCTTCATAGGACATCTTCTCGCACTCGTAGTTACTGCGATGGAAAAATCCATGCCAAGCTAGCTCAATCCAGTCACGGTTTATAGCTGACCATTCTATAAGCTCAACTGTCATCTCTCCGGGAATAGTAAACAGCGTGGCCTTGAACTTAGGATTCTCTTTCTTAAAAGTATTCAAAGCGTCTCGACAGTCATGAGATTGCGTCATCTCCGATATTATGTGATTGCAACCCATGTCATCTGAATCAAATACTAATGACATAGATATCCCATTTCGAGTCTTTACGAGGTAGAGTTTCGTGTTTCCAGTCTAGTTTAAGAGAATCTAAGAACTCTTCCCATTTAGGTTGGGAGTACCAAGCCCCCCAGCCATCATCACCGTCGTCGTTAATGTGGTCATCATTCTCCGTTAGATGCCAGAAAGTCACTATTACAAGCCTCCTAGCGACCCGTAGAGCCTCTTTTAACGGCTCTTCGTACCCATTGGTGTGTTCTAGGACATCTTGGAGAATAACTACGTCAAAACTCTTATCCGGTTCCCTTATTCCCCGGACGTCACCGACTTTAAAGACCGCCATTCCAGTTCGTTGATTAGCGACTCTGACAAATCGCTCGGAATAATCTAACCCTCTATAGACTACAGACGGGCCTGATTCTAGGAAGGTGTCGCAGTTCCAACCCGGTCCGCAGCCGACATCTAAGACCCATTCTTCGGGTTTCAGATAAGAGGCTATCTTAAGTCTCAGAGGAGTGTTCTTCCCCTCTCCGTAACTCTCCATGTAATTAGCAGCCCCTTCATCAGTCCCCATGAGTTTACTCCAGTAATTAGTATCATCGTTGGACATATTAAGATAATAACCGTTTCATTTCAGTTTTCTGAGTTCTAGCCGGACAAGGGTCTAGGGGTCTACTGTCGATTCCAGATATAAATTTAATCCCACAATCCATACATATCATTGGGGCCGCCATAATCGGGTCGCCTAAGCCGATGACTTCTTTTTCTTCGCCTATTTGGTAGGGCCTGCCATCATGCGTGAATCTATGGGGCCAGTTCTTTAAATCCATCTTTTCGGATAAGTCTTTTTCATATTTTCCCATACTAAATTGACTCCTTTGCAAACAAACTCATTACATTATCATTAACTCTGGTATCAAATTTACCCAAATCATTCACATAACTTTCGGTTGTCAGATACGAGGTTCTGGGGTTGAGATAAATCCGATAGCCTTTCCCCTGGGATTCGGCCGACTTACGCCAGAAAGCCATCGACAACTCCGAAGAAAGATAAACCAAGTCCTCGGTTTGGTGGGTGAAGTTCTTGAGAACTGTCTTTAACATCGATACCCGGATAATCGAACCTGGGATGTAGGCTATCTCAACCGTAAATGGAACTCGGCTTTTAGGTGCTCGATTAGGGTAGATTCCGTAACTATCAGTGTTAACCTGATAACCGTAAATTTTGTTGTTCCAGTAGTTTATAGAGGTCGAGGCGGACATAATCGCCATATTTCTGGAATAGCCTTTTTCTTGAAACTTCTCCAACTGGGACTTGAAGTATCCCGGTTCTACCAGACAGTCGGCCTCCACGAAACACACATAGCGATTCTTAATACCTTCTAAATCAAACCACTTATTTCTAATTAAAAGTTCCGACCCGTAGATGTCCTTTAGTTCCTTATATAGGTTCTCAAACGTCAGCTGAATGACATTTGGCTCACCTGAATTAAGAATTATTACTGATACCACAATAACTCTCCGCTAGTTCTTTACCTGAATATTTTGCAATTTCTTGGAAGTCATCACCGTTAGTTAAGGCCGGATGGGAGATATCTGAATGGCCGGTATCCTCGGGTTTGAGGTCTTTGTGATAACCCCATCGGTCGGTATCTTCCAACCCGAATAAATGTAGACATCTCACATCAACTGCGAAAGCCGTCTTGAATCCAGCTTGACGCAGTTTACCGCAAATATACTTCTCTTCTTGTCCCCTGCCGGGTTGTTTCCTATCCCATCCGCCGACAAAATTAGTTATCCCAGTGCTCATGATTCTGAAACTGCCTCCGGGGTGGGGAAAATCTAAAATATCATCTCCGGATTCATCAGCCTCCACGAACGGGTCGCCAGTACCTATCATGACCTGAGTCCGCAGGGAGATAGCCGCGTAATCTTTATATTTATACATTAACTCTAGTAACTGAGGTAGCCAGTTCTTCTCCGGTAGGCAGTCGTTATCTATACACACAAAGAATTCCGATTGAGTACAGTTCTTTAAGAGTAGATTCCTGGCGGCTTCCAGCCCGAGATTAGTCTTAAGTAAAATCAGCTCATCTATCAGACCGTTTTCCTGGAATCTTTCCAGCATTTTAACTGTCGACTCTTCGGAAGCGTTATCTAAAACTACGAGTCGAAAGGAGTCTCTGTCAGTGTTCCGGTGAATTGTTTTTATGACCAGCTCGGTCATCTTGGGACGGTTCCAAGAGACAAGATGTAAATCCGTTTTACTCATATATCGCTCCAAAATGTTCGTAAACGGTATCCTCTGTAGCCCGAGGGTATTGGACATATAAAGGCACATCTAGAGGCTTGGAGTGGTTGTCCCTAGTGAGTAGATACAGCTGTAAAAAATCATCGCCCCAGGGGTTCCCCAAAGAAAGGCCGTGTCGATAGACTCCATCCTTAAAGGCTCCTTCGGGGTTTTCGGTGTTGTTAAACTGAAACTCATCAGCGATAGGGTCTAGCCTTAAATCAAACTTGGATTGGGCGGCAAACTCGTAAGGATTGACTTCATTGGGAATCTGATATTTAGGGTTTGAATTCCATAAGTCTCGCTTAAATATGAAAGAACCCGCTCCCACATGGCCCGAGCGAAACCATTCATGGCCTTCACCTTCAACCTTAGGGTGGAAGGCCGGGCGGATATCGAACCGATGGTCGGGCCACCAGACCTGCGCCCCGAAGTTAAATATCTTATACTCAGGGAAGTCCTTAGTGGCTTGGTCTAGCTCTCTTAGATAATGAGAGATATACTCATCGTCACAATCCAACCAACACAGCCATTCTCCGGTAGCGTGTTTCATGCCATTATTCCTAGCGTATGCTCGGTTTAAGTTTTCTTGGTCGACTACTTTTATCCGTTTATCGGAGTCAGCGAACTTTTTCAGGGTGGGAGCGATAGACGGGTCAGGCGAACCGTCATTTACTAAAATAAGTTCCCAGTCCGGAAATTGCTGGTTGATAATACTCTTAATCGCCCGCTGGACCATCGCCCCCCGATAGTGCAAATGTCCGGCGTTGCCCTCTAGTTGAGGAGTTAGTTCCGAATACACCGGACAAACAATACTGAATTTAGGTGTCATGGTTTACCAACAGTGGTTCTACGTAGGTTTTGAACACATAGTCAGGGTTGCGTTTGGTTCGTACCCAAGTCTTCGCCCGCAGGACTTTGTCGTTTTCTAGGTAGTATTTAAGAGCCACAGCCATATCCCTAAAGTAGGCACTTATATCCGAGTGCGAAGTATCAATCTTCCCGTCTTGGCCGGAGAAATCTACCTCAGCCCCATCGAATTGACGATAGATAGCATTCTTGCCATAGATTTGGTTAAACGCTGGGAAGTCTTTATTTAGGATACAAAAGTTCCCTTTAAGCATAGCTTCTTGGGCTACTAGGGAATAGGTCTCGCTTCTAGACGGAAGCAGAAAAACATTCGATAGGGTGAACAAATCCAGCACAACCTGATGGTCTACCTCTAGGACAGCTTCTCCGTCAAACTCAGATAAGAACGTGACTCTGTCCTCAACACCTAACTCTTTGGCTAACTCGTTAGTTTCGTTTCTCAGAACAACTTTATCATCTCCGGTGGACTGAAAATCACAAAATACGAGATGGGACGTCAGACCAGCGTCCAGACAGCCTTTCATCAACCGCACAATCATACCGGGATTCTTCCCTCTATCAAGTCTCATTGGAGCGATACACAAGACCTCGGCTTCGGCTAGTTTTTTCTCGTCATACAACCTCTGGACGATTCGAGCCATCCCCTCAGTAGGGTCGGTGGAATGCGGGACTTCTACAACTTCGTCTTCCTCAAACGAGAAGTTCTTAGCGACTCGAGGAATATCCTGGGCGTTGGGATAGCAGATAATAGAATTGGGAAATTTGGAAAGAAGAAGTTCCTTATACTGCTCGCCATAGATTGACCGTTCCTGGATAAGAGTGTTGGGCGAGGTAGCCGAGTGTATCCAGTGAAGCCATCTGATAGCTGGTTTTTTTTCAGCTAAGCGACGAGCAGCAATGTTGTGTTTGACGTAGTCGGGAAGGAAAATAAGGTCGTGGGTAATAACAACCGAACCATCTTCAATGATTTCATC